GTTTTGAGTTGGTTGCTGGTATCATATATGTTATGCCATTTGGATAACATATTTATTAGTAAAATAAACTACGTAGATTATTGTAGAGATAATCCGGCCTGTTTGTCAAAGTTTAAGCGCATTACATCAACTTGGCTTGTGGCTACAAAGGTAAGAGTAACTTCTAAAACTAGACCAAAATCTGCTTCTGTAATAACAACTGACGTGACATTAACTCTCGGATCTGATGCTATGATTTTTTTAATATCTTCTTCTATCGCAGATCTAACTTCTTCTGTAAACGGGTCATATAATTTTTCCCATATTATAGTACCCCAGCTAGGATTCATTACACGCTCGCCCTGACGTGTGTTAAAATAATTCAACAAGTCTTGTTTAACAACATCGAAATCGTACATCGTTACAGTTCTTGCTAGGGGATCTTGTGTTGAAAATCCCACATAAAACTGAGACGATTGCTGGCGATTTTGTTCGCTGTAATTAGCAGGTTGGATTATGATATTTTTATATGGCATAGCAGTATTTAAGCCGATATAGTTCCGCCGGCGGACTGGAATACCTGCGCACAGAACGCATAGGTCCTTGGACCATTTCCTTGTTTAATTCTAGTAGCTGGCATACTTGTCCAACAGCTACCGCACTTGTCAATGGCTTTTTGCAGTTGACCTAACCGAACATAATTGTAAGCACCAAGTTGCTGTAATAATAGTATTGCGGCTCTATCCTGATTACCCGGAGTAAATTTCTTACCTTCAAACTTAGGATCACTTTGCAAGGCTTTTACACAACCATCCCATGTAGTTGTCAAAAACTGGTATGCGCCTGCCGCTGATGAACCCTGAGGAATAGCCGCATATTTGTTAACATATCTTGGGTGATCTGCATACCCTTGCATCTTATTGACCACAGGTCCAGATTTACCATCAATTGTTCCACTGGTTGAATCAACATACCAGGGAAATACTCCTGTTTTAGGATTAGGGCCGTTAATACAATCATATCCTTTGATAGAAGTTGTGCCTTCACAAGCTCGAATCAACCATAAGAATGCCGCAACGTTATCGTCCTCTAGCACACCGGTCTTCTTAGGTGGCTCGCCGGCTGGGGGTTTATTGTAGATTATCTTGGCATTTGGAAACGTGTTTGTTGCTGTATTCAACGAGTCTGTTCCGGTTGGTCCAAATCTTACAGGATTCACGTTTTCGTGTTGATCCCACGGTTCATGAGTCGGAACGCGGGTCATGATTGAAACGATGTCCGGTGCTTTGTATTGGGCGCCATCACTCCATGATCCGGCTTCCCTATTAGGTAAATTAAATCTAGGAAGTTTGTCAGCCGTTGTAGGCATTGTTGCTGGATCAGGCACACCTGGTTTTGGCCCAGCTGTAGCCGGATTGCCATTCAACTGAAGATCGGGAGATGTTAGATTTAGTGATTGACTTCCTAACACATTGATTGTCTTTGTAGCGGCAATTGAAATGTTTGCGTTGGCATTAAAACTTAAAGAGCCTGCACTACCTAGATTTATCAAGGTACCACCATTAATGTTCATATCTTTAGTAGAACCTAACGACATATTACCGCTGGCTTTTATATTAACATTAGTGCCCGCAGTCATGTAGATATTGTCAGTTTCGGCTGAAATATGCATGTCAGAATTAGCACCAACATACATATCGGTGCCTCCTAATATATGTAGCGCCTGGCTTGTCTCTAATTTAAAATCATTTCGAACACCAACATAAAAGTTCATATCTGACTCTAAGTGTACTTCACCGTTTGCAACCATTTTTAAATCACGGCCAGCTTCTATATTAAAATCACGATCGGCACGTAGGTTAAAATCTCCCTCGGCATGCAATGATATGGAGTCAGCGGCATAGGCGTCTATCTTACCTTGACTGGTCAGTTCTATCCATGCCGTGCCTGAGGCATTGGCAATATAGATTAAATCACTACTATTGTGCAAAAGTATCTGGTGCCCTGTGCGAGTGCGAATTCTAACAAGCTCATTGAGATTATCTTTATCTCCGTCGTCCATGACAAACTGAGAGCCGCCTAGTCGACTTACATAAGCTGTAGATTTTGTATCAAACCCTATTTGACCGGTTCTAGCTCCCTGAGATTGATCAATTGGGCCCGGTGTGCTAATGCCAAATACACTCGATGGATACTCTCTTCTTGCTGAACTAGACGTCACACCCCGTATATCATCTAATATAAGACCCTGCGCCAGCAATCGATCTGCAAAAGGATGAACTGGTTTAGTAAACTTATCAACGTCGGCGCCTGATAAATCTCTACTTCGTTTTAAAAATTCGCCAACTGGAAGATATGTGGTTCCGTATTTTCTTTCTTGTTCAGTAGTTAAGGCAACATTGCGACTGGCGGCTATTCCAGGTACCATGTGATTTTGATAGGTATCAGGAACACAGCCAATCCAATAGCCGGCGTTTGCCATCCCCCTGATAAAAATAACCATTACACAGGAACCAATATCTGGTGGTACCATCCACATGCCATAGGATTTTTGTACATCTTGAAAATTAGCTGAATTGTTTCCTTCAAATGCAACCGATGTTGTTCCCCAGAACGGGCTCATATAGTAAACTGGGATAGTATTTGATTGCAAGTTTGAATCAGCAGTACCACCTTCGTATAATAATACTTCAAGGCCGCCCATAAGAGTAGAATCAAGATGATTTACTACCCTAGCCAAGAAAGGGCCAGCGCCCATGACTTGGCCTGCAAGGTTGTTATGTGCTGATTCGGTTGAATTAATTGCCATTTATTTTAGCTCTGTTTTGTTAGCATAAGTCGATCTAAAGGACTCAGTGTTCTTTGTGTTCCGTACAAACTATTTGCTGTATTTGCTTGTACGTAATATCCACCAATCCCCTGTACTGTTTGAATAGCATTAGCTTGATTAGACTCAACTGACCCTAGTCCCTGTATCGCTGGTTGTAATCCATTGATATTTAAACTTGCATTGTTTAGGGCGCTGGCACTACTGAATTTATCAATCTGCTGTGAGACAACTAAAGGATTACCGCCGCTGGTTCCCCCCGACTGTCCCCGTGATCCGCCAAACAACGCCAAGACCGCGGCGACAGATGCGAATGATGCCGCGCCTGGCAGGTTTGCAATATTCCCGCCAGTTGCTAGAATTTTTTGTAAATCAGTTTGACTAACGTTGGCCAGTGGCGCCTTAGTCAATGCTTGCAATGCAGGTAAGTTAGCAATGCCTTTGCCTGTAATATTTTTTAAACTGAGTCCCAGTGCCTGGAATCCTTGAATATTAGCATCTATAGGAACAGATGACAATACTTTTTGTAGTCTTGATAGCAATGATGTTTGTTGATCTTTTGATAGTCCAGAAAATTGTGCAGGATCAATTCCTAATTGTGCGGCAATCGCTGTAGGGTCAGTAGGAATACCGTTTAGTGCGGCAATGGTTTTCTGGCCAACATTATTTAGATTAGAAGCATCAGAAGGATTAGTAATGTAATTTTTTCCGTCTGAGGTGATCACATTGTTTTTATAGTTTGTTTCCAACGTGTAAAGATTATTAGTATCCTGAACAAAGCTGGAAATAATATTTGACTGAGCATACTGGTTTGCTTGATTTTGTGCGGTACTGCTTGGTGCAGGGAGTGTAGTAGTTTGCAAAGGTATCCCGTTTGTATAGGGGTTATATCCTGTTAGGCTCTGTCCAACTGCCGGAGCACCTGGATCGTTTAATAGTGCATCTGCAACTGCAACTAGGCCACCAATTTGCATACCTACTGAAGCGATTGTCTGTAGGGGAGCAAGTAATCCCTGAACTGCTCCCAGTGTTTCTGCGGCGGCCGCATCTATTCTTGCAACCGAAGACTGCAAGGTATTTGTTGCTTTGTTAAACAATCCATTTAGAGAATTCATTAGTCCGGCTGTTCCAAAGTTAGGAATTTGAGGATTTAAAATTTTGTTTAAATCTGCAACTGCTTTTTTAGCACCGTACGTGTTAACTGATGCAGGCGCAGAATCTTTTGTTTGCTGTTGGCCTGGCTCCGGTATGGCTTTAAAAGGTATCGAAGGCGTCACCTTCTTAGAAGGTTGCTGGCCTGCTAATCTCCATAGATGTAACGTTTGTGTAAATTCGCCATCTCTAAAATGATGGTCTATAGATCGTACTCCAAATATTCCACTGAAATGATCTATAGTTTCTCCACCAAAATCCATAAACCCGTCTGCACGATAATCTCTAGGATTTTTAAAATCAATGCTTATATAAATCTCACCATCCAACCACGGAGCTTCTCCGTTTTTATTTTGAGTTTCATTTTCAAACACAGGTTCAACATTGCTCATACCCGAGGTTACTAGGTAGTAAGGATCTCCAATAACTTTGCAGGTCATTCCTTGCATTTCGTTGTTATCAAGTAACTGATTTTGAATCGCTTGGGCTAATTGAAGGTACGGTGATATTTGTATTGGTTTTCCATCTAGTCCACTCTTACTTGTGTTGCCTGCGATTGCAGGAGCCGTGTTAACTACTACACTAGGATCTTTCGTCTGTTGATTGCCAGCTTTCACTTGCACCGTATTAGAAGGAGAAGCTCCCAGTGCTGTTGCAGACCTATCTTGCACACCTAATTTATAAGGCCGCTCCTGCAAATACAATGCATTAAAACTAATTCTAAAATCTAATAGGTCAACATTTTTTCCAGTGTAGATGTAGTTGTATGTTCTAGATAGTGTTTTTCGTATTCCTTCAGGATCCCATGATCCAAATTCTTCAGGTAATCGTGAATAGTGTATCCAGTACGGGCGAACCTCGTATGTAATAGTGTAGGCAGGGCGATCTTCTTTAGGATTTACTTTTTCTTTTAGTTTTGTAGTAACATAAACTCTATACCAAGGAACCTTTCCTTTATATTTGCCTTTCCATTTATCTTTGTTATCAATAAAATCTTTAGTGTATGCACTATCTCTGATAACAGCATCTATGATATCAAAAATCTTAGTTCCTGCTCTAACAGAAATTGTTCCGCCTGCTGGGTCATACTTAACCGCAGTAACTTTATTATCTACAAATTTATAATTGTTTTTCTTTGTTGCATCAGTTGGGGCCGCAAATTCAAACATGTTGTTTGCTCTTAGAAAATCATTAATTTCTTTATCTTCTATTGTAAAAGTTTCTGATGATCCGTCAGGTGCTTTTACTGGTAAGAATTTAATTTCGTATGAATTAAAAATCTTCGCTCCTTCAGAATCGTTACCTTTCTTCTTAGCGTCTTCTACTTCTTTTAACAGGCTTGTGAGCATGTCTCCAATTTTTTTGCCCTTCATCTTTAAAGTTACTGGAACGTCTGCATCCATGCCCAGTACGTTTGCATTCATATTAACAAACCCACATCTATAGCTTGTTCCCCGCTCGTCGGAGGTAATTTGAACATTGTTTAAACCAACTGTCCAATATCTTTCAGACCTTGGTACTTTTTCAGCCTTACCAGTAGTGTCGTTCCAGCCCCAGAATTCTATCTTTAGACATAGCGGTACACCGACATGGGACTCATATCCTGCGGCAAGACAATTAACTCGTAACGACTCAAGGAACCCGCTCATACTAAGTGGTTCTATCACTGTCATTTGAATCTGTGTTACAACAGCACCCTCTGTTAATTTCCAAGGGCCGTTCATTTCAAGACTTTCTACAAATAGGTCGTATCTACCTGTACCGTTCTTATTAAATTCATCTACTAATTGTTTTAACTCTTCATTTTTAGGTACTTTGTTACCATAGTATCCACCAGGTTGTGCGTCAGCATCTCTGCTTTCTGCAGGCGCACTACTGTAATCAAATAATTCTTTATCAGTAATTCCTTTAGTGCCTTTACCTGAAGTTTTAAAAATTACATGTTCCAATTGGGGAGATTTTGCAAGATAAGAAGTGCTGTTGAATTGGTCTTGAGTTAGCACCGCAAGAGTAAACACATAATTGTACGAGCTGTAGTTGTTTAATGGGTTTGTTGCACCCACCGATGTAAACGTACTACCTGTGTTTAAATAAAACGTATCCGCCATTTTACAATCCCAATGCTTTATTGATTGTTGAAAGTTGCGGAATAAAAATTTTAATACCAGGGATCATATCGTATACTGGATCTCTAACAACATCTTTATTACGCATAGCAAACACCCACCACAGTTGTTCATTCTGATATATATCAAATGCTAATAAATCCGGACGATGCTTGTACTGTGATGTTACTGTAAACAAGACATCATCTTTGAGTGCAGGAATATCTCGAATACTCATTATGTCTAGATGATCGCCTTTTAAAGGAGTATTATAATAAGGACTTGCTTTGCTATAGGTAATATTTGCCATTTTATAGATATCCTTTATCTGCTAATTTACCGTTTGCAAATTTATCAACTGAGTAGGCTAACTGTTGTGCTCTGCTGTATACGGGCAATAACTCTAGTGTAAGAGAACAGTTAACTGGAACAAAGTTTGTACCATAATCTGTAATGCCATCACCTACTTGAATATAATCAACGCTATCAGGATAATCAATTTTCCAACTTTGTACTACTACAGGCACTTTATGTAACATACTGTTACCGTAGGCTAATAATCTGCATACAGGCGGAGGAGAACCTGCACCGATGTCATCTCCCCAGCGCATTTTTGTTAGAGTTCTTAACAAATGCTGAACCGCTAATATTAACGACCCTTCATATTCATTTTGACAGGTAAATTTTCCTGTGATCTGTATTGCACCAGTTTGTGCATTTTTAAAAAAATAATTGTTGAAATTTGAATGTGTTGGTGCAAGATTAGTATATGATGCTTGATTAGTGTAGCTAATCGTTGGTGTAAAAGGAAATATAATTCCGCCAGGATGGCCGACGCCTTGGCCGCGAGAACCAGGGCCACCAATATCCTCGAAAGGTCTTTGACCTCTTAATGACGGGCCTCCACCTAGTGTACCGTAAGTATACATATCCGGAACACATAGCTTTACTCTAATGTCCTGTACTTTGTTTCCGCTCCAGGCTACAGAAGCGGGGCCGGCTGGCACTGGCGACGCTAAGTCTTTACCTGCCATAGTTTTTACAAACACTTTTCCTTCGGTAGTTTCTGCCATATGTTTTTCCTTTACCAGTTATTTACCCTGATAAATAATATACGTAGATAATAAAAGTCTTGACTTCTTACTTTTTTCTGCTATAATAGTACTGGGAGATCCTATACATGACATCAATAATAACAACAAGAAAAGTCAAGTATCTAAACAATAGAGATTTATTGGCAGAGATACACAAAAGTAAAGTAAGTTTTTGCAGTTTTACAAAAGCAGAATATCATCAATATGATATCATACTTACAAACTTAGACAAAATTAATATTCGCACAGTAGCAGATGCTAAACGTGCAAGAGCAAAGCGACTTGGCATTGAAGCATTTAACGCATTAAGAATTTCAGGTGACAAGAAGACTAAACTTGCAGAAGTTACCCCAGATTACAAAACGATTCCTAAAGAAGATGTTGTCATACGCATTATGACATTTGAGCATATTCCATTAGCACCGGGTCGTAAAAAGACTACAAAGACCACAGCAGATAGTCACGACAAAGTTAACTTTCCTCCTTTCCAACATTGGAAATATGACGATCAAGGTAACTTAGAGTGTGTAGGCAAGAGTCACTGGAAGGGCGGAGTTAAGACCGGTAAGTTTAGCAAAGACCACGGTCGCATTACTGAGAACTTAGGCAAGATGTATATTAAACTAAGCGAACGGTACGCACAACGTAGCAACTGGCGCGGGTATACTTACATTGACGAGATGAAGGGGCAAGCGATCCTACAGTTAAGTCAGATTGGATTGCAGTTTGATGAGAGCAAATCCGAAAACCCATTTGCTTACTATACTGCCGCAGTGACTAACAGTTTTACTCGTATCCTAAACATTGAAAAGAAGAATCAAAACATTCGAGACGATATGTTAGAAGAAAACGGTTTAACCCCTTCTATGACAAGACAGTACAGTCAAGAGTTTGCAGAAGAGATTGCTCGTCAAGCAGAACTATACAAAAATATGCGCATGCCAAAGAGCGAAGAAGATCCTATCGAAGAAGAGGAAGCAGAAACTACAAGTGGCAAAGAAATCACTTGATTTACCACTGCTTTTTTGTTAAAATAAAAGATAGGAGATCGTATGGGACTTTTTAAGAAAGTAGCGTGTTTCACTGACATCCATTTTGGGTTGAAGTCAAACTCTGCTACTCATAATCAGGATTGTGAAGAATTTGTAGATTGGTTTATTGCAAAAGCCAAAGAGGAAGGTGCAGAAACCTGTATCTTCCTTGGAGACTGGCATCACAATAGAAACAGTATTAATCTAATTACACTAGATACGTCAATACGTTGCCTGGAAAAGCTAGGCGCCGCATTTGAACAGTTCTTTTGGTTTCCTGGAAACCACGACCTCTTTTATAAAGACAAACGTGAGATACACTCGAGTGCATTTGGTCGTCACATTCCGGGTGTTACAGTTGTAGACAGCATCACAACTATGGATGAGGTTACCCTTGTTCCGTGGCTGGTAGGCGACGAGTGGAAGACCATGCGAGAGCTAAAAAGCAAATATGTCTTTGGTCACTTTGAGCTTCCATTGTTCTATATGAACGCAATGGTACAGATGCCCGACCACGGAGAGCTACGCAGGGAGGATTTCGCTGGGCCAGACTACGTGTTCAGTGGACACTTCCATAAGCGACAATCTAATAACAATATTGTCTACATTGGTAACGCATTTCCCCACAACTATTCAGATGCATGGGATGATGACAGAGGCATGATGATATTAGCATGGGGAGGCAAGCCCGAATATCACATCTGGGAAGACGCTCCTAAGTTTAGAACTATTAAATTATCAGATCTAATTGACCGTAAAGATGATGTTCTCAAGAGTAAGATGTATCTTAGAGTAAATCTTGACCTTCCGATCACATTTGAAGAAGCGAATTTTATCAAAGAAGACTTTAGTAGCAATTACAACATACGAGAAATGAGTCTTATACAAGAAAAGACCACCATCGAAGGTGTGATTGACGATTCAGCTGATGCAAAATTTGAATCAGTGGACCAAATTGTTACTGAGCAGTTGATTAATATCGAGTCTGATCAGTTTGAACAAAAACTATTGTTGGACATTTATCATAATCTATGACATTTAAAATAAAAAACATCACAGTTAAAAACTTTCTTAGTGTAGGCAATCAAACGCAAGCAGTTGATTTTGATAAAGAGCACTTGACTCTAGTGTTAGGTGAGAACTTAGACCTAGGTGGAGACGACAGCGGAAGCCGTAACGGTACGGGTAAGACTACTATCGTTAACGCATTGTGCTATGCGCTCTACGGAAATGCACTAACTAACATCCGCAAAGAGAACTTGATTAATAAAACCAACGGCAAGGGCATGTTGGTTACTGTTGAGTTTGACGTAAATGGCATTTCTTATCGCATTGAGCGCGGTCGTAAGCCTAACATTTTAAAGTTTTACGTCAATGATCAGGAACAGAAATCAGAGGATGTCGAAGATGATGCGCAGGGCGACAGCCGTGAAACGCAGAAACACATAGAACAATTACTAGGCATGAGCCCGCTAATGTTCAAGCATTTGGTGGCTTTGAACACATATACTGAACCTTTTTTGAGTCTTAAAGCGGCAGAACAACGTGAGATCATTGAGCAACTATTAGGCATAACTCTGCTTTCAGAGAAGGCAGAAAGCCTTAAAACTCAAATGAAAGACACAAAAGACGCTATTATTGCAGAGTCTGCAAAGATTGAAGCTACTAAGACTGCTAACGAAAACGTTCAAAAGAGCATCGATAGCCTAGGAATTAAGAGTTCAGCATGGGAATCTAAGAAAGATAATGACTTAGAAGGACTAGGTAAGGCTATTGTACAATTAAGTTCTGTAGACATTGAATTAGAAATTAGCCTGCATGAGGAACTTAAATTGTGGACTGAAAACAATAACAAGATTAGAGATCTTAACAAACAACGTGCTACGTTAGAATCCGCAGTAGGGCAAGCTGAAAAAAGTGTAAAGAAGTACGCAGGTGAGCTAGAAAAACTTGCTAATAAAACTTGCCACGCTTGTGAACAAGAGCTCCATGATCACAAACACGGAGAAATGACTGCTGAGGCTACTACGCACTTAGCTGAAGCCAACACATACTTTGATAAAGTTACTAAAGACTTTAACAAGATACAAAAAGAAATCAAAGCGATCGGTGAGTTAGATAAAAAGCCAACAACTTTTTATGAGACTTTACAGGAAGCACTTGGACACAAGAACAATCTTGCTAATTTAGAAAAAGCACTGGAAACTAAAGTAGTTGAGCCAAATCCCTACGTAGAACAAATTGAAGAACTAAAGCAAACTGCACTACAGGAACTCGATTGGAACTCTATTAATTCGTTAACTAAATTTAAAGATCATCAAGAATTCCTATACAAACTGTTAACAAACAAGGATTCGTTTATCCGTAAAAAGATTATTGATCAAAACTTAACCTTCTTGAACAAGCGCCTAGGGTACTATATCGATAAAATTGGTTTGCCACACGCTGTTGTATTCCAAAATGACCTAACTGTTGAAATTACACAGCTAGGGCAGGATCTGGACTTTGACAACTTGAGCCGTGGTGAGCGCAATAGACTAATCTTAGGATTGAGTTGGGCGTTCCGTGATGTTTGGGAAAACTTGTACCAGCACGTAAACTTGTTGTTTATTGACGAACTTATCGATGCAGGCATGGATGCGGCAGGAGTTGAAGCAGGACTTGCAGTTCTTAAGAAGATGGCCCGTGAGCGCAATAAGAATATCTACTTGATCAGTCATAAAGACGAGCTAATTGGGCGAGTTAACAACGTGCTTCATGTGATTAAAGAGAACGGATTTACCAGTTACTCAAACGATGTTGACTACGTAGAGGCATGAAGCTAAATCAGTACATAGAACTACATGAAAGATATATTTCGTTGTTGGTAGACTATCACAACGCATATACGTCATGGGTTAGAAGTCAGTCGCTAGAAAAGACTACAGCATTGCGAAAGATTCTCAAAGAGATGCGTAAGGTACAACACGAAATGTGGGCTACCGCAAACGACGCTATGAAGGAATCCAAGCAACGCAAGCGACAAAAATGGAACAGAGAACATAAGGAACAATAATGTCAGATTCAATTCAATCAATTAAAGATGCTGTAACAGCATGGGAAGCAGAAGATACAAAGTTTGAAAAAGGTAACAGCGCCGCTGGTACTCGTGCTCGCAAAGCTCTAGCAGAGTTAGGCAAGTTGATCAAAGCTCGCCGCAACGAAATCACAGCAGAAAAGAATGCCCGCAAAGAAGCTAAGGTAGCCTAAATGCGATTCAATTATTTTTTTGTAAAGGGATTTTACTCTCCGGATGAGGTCACTCGACTAAAAAATATACTAATTAAGAATCAAGATAAAAATCAACCAGACGTACCTGCTAAGAATGTTGTAAAAACAGCCGAAGTAGGTATTGTTCCAATCCTTGCATTGCAAGAACACGTTGGTGGTATCTTGAATCTAATTAAAAAAGTTAACAAAGAAAACTTTGGGTTTGATCTCTACGATTTTACTGAATATGATACTGTAAATTATAATCAGTACAATTCAGATACCAACGGTGAGTACGGGTGGCATACAGATTTTCCTTTGAGTTTCTTTCATCAGATTAAACTTACTGTGTTAGTAAACCTAAGTACAGAAAGTTATGAAGGCGGAGACTTTGAGATTTTTCTAAACGGTCCTATTCCTATTCCTGATTTTAAGGAACCGGGAGGAGTATTAATTTTTCCATCGTACATATCGCACAGAGTTACCCCAGTAACAAAAGGATCTAGATCATCTATGAGCTTGTTTGTTACAGGTCCACGTCTAAGGTAATATGGATTGGATTTATAATGGTATGGTAGTTTTAGAACTACCAGAGGATTGTGTCGGTTTTGTTTACATCATTACTAACAATCTTACAGGCAGAAAATATATAGGCAAAAAATTAGCGAAGTTTGCAAAGACGACCTACAAAACTGTAAAGTTAAAGAACGGCACTAAGAAGAAAAAGAAAATACGTAGTAAAATTGACAGCGACTGGCAAGAATATTACGGATCTAACTTAGAATTAAACACAGACGTATTAAAATTAGGCAAAGAAAATTTCACGCGAGAGATACTTCACTATTGTAAATCAAAAGCAGTATGCTCTTACATCGAGGCCCTTGAACAATTCAACCGCAAAGTATTAGAATCACAAGATTACTATAACGGACAAATCTCAGTCCGTGTCCATGGCTCTCACATAATCAACAAAATTTAGGCTCAGTCTTACAGGATATGCTCGCACCGGCTTAAATCGGGTGCCTAGCGACAACCGGATAATAACGGGGACGGAAGCCTCTGCGCTGTACAGAGCACTTATCAACCATCCTTAACAGGACGACGATCGTAATTGCCGCGATTTTGATATTTGAATAGAGTGAATAAGAGCTAAAAAGAGGGGAGAAAAACCCCGGATTAATGTGTATGTTAGCGTATGTACATTAATTACCGTCATAACAAGACGTAGCTAGGGGTACCGGATGACCGCCTCAGTAATGCTACAACGCTAAGTGACTTGCGTACTCAGATAATGCCAAGTTTTTTCTTAACCCGTTTCTGGGTTAAGTGTGACCATTATATCTAGATAATACTTAAATCTTCTAAAGAAGATATAAATGCTCTGAGCGTTAGCGAAAGAGCAAGTGAACGTAGTTCACTTTTAACATTAAACATAAATATCCTTGCTGGAGAATGCAAAAATGAAAATAACTGAATTAGTAATGGAAAGCCGTAAAATTGATGAAGCTCCTATGGGCATGCTCAATAAACTTGGCAATAAGGTAATGAGTAAATTTGGTAGCGATGCGTCTACTGGAAAGCTAAAGTCAGGTGAAGTAGCTAATAAATTATACTCATCATTCAATCAATACCTAGGTCAATCTGGACAAGAACCAACATGGCCTGTAGTTAAAAATTGGTTACAATCGAACAAGTATCCTACCAGTCGTGCAGAGAAAATTGTCAAGGCCGCAGGAGCTGCCTCTAGGATTCCAAAAGGTCCTGGCATGCTACAGAGAACTGGTGCTAAGATCAAGCAAGGATACGATGCCGCTAAACAAGGTGTAGGCAACGCTGTTACTAATGTTAAAAATAGAATGGACCAGGCGGCGTCTGATGCGGCTGGTGGACTTCCTGGTATGCGTGAAGGAAGGATCAACGAAGCTAATTCTCCTCCGTTAGATAAAAAGACTCTAGAAAAAGTATTCCTAACTGCGGCCCAAGAAGCGGCTCAGGTTGTTCAGCAGAAGAAGCAGAACGGTGGACAACAAAATCAACGTCAAGGTAATAACGGCCAACAAAGTCAAAACGGATTAAGTGTACAGCAGGGCGGTAAGAGTCAAGGTGGGGATGCTAAGTTAGCGCAACGTGTTGATAATCTCGAAGCTGAAGTTGCCGCACTAAAAGGTTCTAGCAATAAAAACGCGGCTTAAAAGAAAGGCAAGCCGCTTTCTTTGGTAGTTTCTAAGTTACCCTTAATAATACTACTGATAATAACTCTGTCGTTAGGCTCTAGTAGATACAACTGTTCAATTGTAATTCCGCCTCTCATATACCAACACATTTGATATAAGTTGTTTTTTAAGGCTTCTACCTCACGATCCATTCTGTTAACATAGTCAAGGATCTCTTCGTTAGTTAAAGATAGAAGCCTTACCCGAAAAAATTTGATTCGTCAAATGTAAATGGAACTTCAATAAACTCTGGAGCACCTTTTTCTAGCATTTCAGGAGTGCTGGCAATTGACAGGGGTTTAAGTTTATTAGCAGAGTTTAATAATCCCAATCTGTCTTTAATCTTTTCAAAGATTGCACTATCGCATTTTTCAATAAACTCTTGAATAAACTCAGCTTCTTCAACTACTCCGGCTGTACTTTCAATTTTATAAATTGCCTTACCAACAATAGAAATTGTCTTTTGACTTAGTTTATTAAACGCAGACTTGAATGCAGTGAGTTTATCTTCTTCTGATAAGTTTTCATCTCTAACAAGTGCTACTAATCGTTGTGTATCAAATTCGCTTATCTGTGCTTCTGCTTGCGATTTGTAATTTAGAGGTTTAATATAAACAACTAACTCAGGAGTTATTTCAAATCGATCGTCCCATTGAGCTCCGTTCTGTAAAGAATCTAAAACGTTGTGTAGATCAACTTCGTATTCTGAAGGCTCGTCCATAGTCGGGTGTGTTATGTTTAATGACATTTTATTACCGTAGGTAGCTAATCGAATAGCACATAGCATACAGTCTAGGTCAATCTGTGGGATTTCCCAAGCATTGACAATATTAGGCATACAGCTTTGTATGACATCTACAAGGGCTTGCCCGTTCATTAGTGCATCGGGCGTTTTAAATGTTAACTCATCTTTAGCAGTCATTGAGAATACAGGATATTCTCCGTTTATGCTAACATTAAGAGATCCCTCTGGATAGTATTTTCCACTGCTAGGTAGCTTGATATAGATCTTAGGCTGGCGCAAGATGCTTAACAGTGGGTTAATTTTTACTGATTGTACAGTTGTTTCTGACATGTTTACACTCCGATAAATAATATGGCAATCTGATACACTTATTTATCTACGCACATAACCAGGAATTTTAAACCATGGCCGGAAAAGAAACAGTCAAAGGTACATTTGGCAATGAACCAATAGAGTTAAACAATGCCGCGACGGAAACTACCTTATTCGCCCTGTTGAGACTTGCGCAGAAAGATAGTGCTGTCCTTGCAGAAATGGCCAAGAAGGCAGGTATCAGCAGTAAAAAAATTGAAGATGCTCTAGAAAAACAATCCGACGGTGGAGGTGGCAGTAAGGGAGGTGGCCTAGGATTTTTAGGTGGCGCCGCAAACCTAGCTGGCGGCTTCTTAATGGACATGGTCGGGGGTATCACAAAGACTATTGGCAATCTAACCGCGTTTGGCGAATCGTTAATGGACGGAACTGCTCGAGCCAGTGATTTCTTTAAGGCATTCAAAGACTTACCCTTAGGGCTGGGGCTATTTGCACAGCTACTGGGAGCCGCGCAAAAGTTCATGGAAAAGCAGATAGACACCTACAGGACTATAAGCCAAACAGGCGCTGGATTAACCAGCAGTCTTGGCGGACTAAGAGTGCAGGCATTAGGTCTCGGTTTAAACATGGACGAGTTTGCCGCAATGTTTTCTAAAAATCAAGATGCATTGGCTCGATTAGGCGGTAGTGCAAGTGCAGGAGCAAAGAATTTAGTAGCAATTAATAACTCATTGATTAACAGTAAAATGGGCGGAACTTTAATGGGGCTAGGTTATAGCTTTAGTGAAATAAATGGTCTAGTTGGAGACTATATTGCTACAACCGGCGACGGCCTTAAGGTAGGTAGAGATGTAACATCTGAGCAAAAACGACTTGCAAAAGCCGCAGGCGAGTATGGTAAAGAATTAGATTTCCTTTCAAGACTAACTGGTGAAAGCAGAGAAGCAATACAAAAGAAAATGCAAGCAGATGCCCAAGAAGCCAGTTGGAAAATGTATCTAGCAGGTTTGCCAGAAGAACAACAAAGATTAGCTACACAAGCAGTTGAACGTGCAAGAATGATGGGCGGCAAAGGAGGAGTTGATGCAATCAAAGCGATGTTTATGGGTTTTGCAGGACCGTTTAGTCAAGAAGGTCAAACATTTATTTCAACAATGGCTGGGGGGACAAAATCATTACAAGACATGGTTGCCGCAGTTAAAAATAATAAAGATGCTACAAAAACAATTACTCAGTTAGATAATTTGTTTGCTAAGGGAATGGCTTCAAATATTAAAGATCTTGAAAAATTTAGAAGTAATATTATGGCTATGGGCCAAGGTAGTGAGGGAGGCGCAAAAGCACTTTTAGAAATTCAAGAAGCCGCTAACAATTACATTAGCCAAGGAATGAAAGAAGAAACTGCTATTAAAAAAGCGATTGTTGACGCTCGTAAAAAGCAAGAAACTGATGCCAAAGCCGCCGAAGCGCAGGCTAAAGTTGATCTTGCTATGAAACAGCTAGGTCAACGATTAGTAACAGCACTACTTCCTATAATAGAATCTCTAAATAAAATAGGACTACAACTTATTAAAAGATTTGAAGATTTAGTAAATCATCACTTACCTGATATAAAAGACGCATTGAAAAAAGTAGCAGATTTTATTGAATACGCATTTAATGATCCTGAAGGAGCATGGAAGAAACTAAGTGGTTGGTTTAAAGGAATGTTAGCAAAAATGCTAGAAGCATTTAGTACAAGCTGGTTAGGTAGACAATTGTTTGGTGATGCGGCCGCAAGTTTAGGACGTCGAGCAAGGATTGAATCAATGCAAGGCATTGATTCCGTGCGTAGGCAAGAATTAATAGGTAAAGGAAACAACACTACAGACAAGGAAAAAGAAGAGTTAGCAGACATAAACAAAACAATTAGAGAAGGGCGATTAGCTCTTGCGGAGGAAATACGCGAGAAGGCTAAGGGATTCTTAAACGGCGAAAAAATGTACGACGCTCAGATAGAAGCCATGGCAAAAAAATATGGAAAAACTCATGCAGAGATAATACAAGAAATAGGAAAAGCGAACAGCACTATGCAAAAGGAATTCCTAGATAATAGCATCGAGATGGAGAAAGCGCAAAGACAAAAGCAGAAAGAAGCACTTGCACAGGCTAATCAAATTGAATTAGGTATTGGAGATTATGCGTCGATGCAAAGTATTAAAGAATTTAAAGTAAAAGAATTTGCGTCAGGTACAGCAGGCTCTGGAAAATTATTACAAGATTTTGGACGAGAAGAATTGGTAAAACTTCACGGTAAAGAAGCTGTGCTAACAGAAGAACAACTGACAAATTTAGCAAAAGGAATACAACAAGCATCAGCAGGTACAACAATTAAGGCAGAAATTGGACAGTCAGATTTAGTCGTAGAACATCTAATTACGTTAAATAGAGCTACAGCATTACAGAATAAGATACTCGGTACTATTGCCGAGAATCAGCGTACAATGATTAACCGGGCTACCGGAAACAGACTAATGGTATAACCACATATGAGTTGGAAAAAATATTTTACACCAGTTTCGACAGGCAACTTTGGTCCTATAAGCGGCCAGTCAGGTGCAAGTCCTCAACGTGCAAACTACAGCAGTTACTTGCCTGATGTTTACACTGGACATCCTAATAGACTAGAGCGTTACAGTCAGTACGACACAATGGACGGCGACTCAGAAGTCAACGCCGCCTTAGACATTCTAGCAGAATTTTGCTCGCAGATCAACGAAGAAAACGGAACACCGTTTGAACTTGACTTTAAAGATCAAGCTACTCCTACAGAAATTAAAATCCTCAAAAAGTATCTACAGCAATGGACTAAACTTAATCTATTTCAGAAGCGTATCTTTAAAGTAGTACGCAACGTATTCAAATATGGCGACAGCTTTTTTATTCGAGACCCAGAAACACAAGCATGGGTTTATGTGGATCCTGCTAAGGTTGATCGCATTATTGTTAATGAATCAGAAGGTAAGAAACCCGAGCAGTATGTTATCCGTGACCTAAACATTAACCTACAATCATTAACAGCAACCAGTATTAATCCAAGCAATAGTCAAAATCAAGGACACGGCGGCTCATCTTTCAGCACATCCAATGCAGGTGGTTCACGCGGTATGGTAGGTGGTGCATCTCCAAATGCTGGTAACCGTTTCCAAATGAATCAAAATCAACATCCTGTTGATGCAAAACACGTTATTCACATTAGTCTGTCAGAAGGCCTAGACAACAACTTTCCCTTTGGAAACAGCCTATTAGAGAGCATTTTCAAGGTATATAAGCAGAAAGAACTGCTGGAAGATGCTATTATTATCTATCGTATACAACGAGCTCCAGAACGTCGTGTATTCTACATTGACGTAGGAAACATGCCAAGCCATTTGGCTATGGGCTTTGTTGAACGTGTTAAAAACGAAATTAACCAAAGACGTATTCCTAGCTTAACAGGTGGTGGTAGTAACTTAATTGATAGTAGTTACAACCCATTATCGATTAACGAAGACTACTTCTTTCCGCAGACAGCAGAAGGTCGTGGATCAAAAGTTGATGTATTACCGGGCGGCACTAACCTCGGTGAGATCGACGACTTACGATATTTTACAAACAAACTGTTCCGCGCCTTACGTATTCCTAGTAGCTATTTGCCTACAGGATCAGACGATGGCGGTAGCAACTTTAATGACGGCCGTGTTGGAACAGCCTACATTCAAGAACTACGTTTTAACAAATACTGCGAGCGTTTGCAGAGTTTAATGAATAGCGCATTTGATTCAGAGTTTAAAACTTACCTGTATTCAAAAGGCATTAACATTGACCCTAATCTGTTTGATGTTACATTTAATCCCCCACAAAACTTTGCAAGTTATCGCCAAGCAGAGATGGACGGTGTACGTATCAACACATTTGGTAGCATTGTTGCTCTACCCTTTATCAGCAAACGCTATGCACTAAAACGCTTCTTAGGACTTAAACAAGAAGAGATTGCAGAAAATCAAGAGATGTGGGAAGAAGAAAATCTTGACACAACTAAACCTATTAGTGCTTCTGCAGAACTGCGCTCAGCTGGTATTACAGCAGGTGGCATGGGCGATGATATGGATGGTTTAGGACAGTCAGATCTAGGAACTCCAGAGATGCAAGGAGCAGACGGCCCAGACGGAACAGGTAATGCCTCTATGGCACCAGCCGCTGGCGCGGAAAATGCAGGTAAAGGCGGAGCCCCACAAGGACCAATGTAATCTGGTAAATATAGACATGCTATTAAACGAATTCATTTATTTTAGTCCTGATCAAGAAGAAATGTCTGACAGAGGTCGGTACGATCCTTTAGATGATAAAACTTCAGTTCTACACGACAAAGACACACGCAAGACTCGTTTGACACTACGCATAATAAACGATCTACGTAGAGCAAGCGAAGCTAGAGATCGTGAAACTAAAGAAAATTTAATAGTAGTACGCCAGATGTATGCGATGCCAACTGAAGAAGAAGGTGCCGCTCCGGCAATGTAATAAACTTATAGTTTAATTCATAGAAATACAAGTTAAATATTTTAAACAAATTCAATACAAACTTAGGAAGATCATAACTAAGTTTCGTCACCAAATGCCAAAAAGAGTCGTTTTTGGCCTATTTCCCATAATTAATATAGGTGAGCATTAAATATGCTTATATATTATTCACCCCTTGACAAACCAACAGGAGAAACCCGCAATGAATAAATTCGAACAACTATTAGACTACATCGTAAACGAAGAAAAGGACAAAGCTGAAGAGCTATTCCATGAGATCGTTGTAGAAAAGTCACGTGATATCTACGAAAACTTGATCGCTGAAGAAGCCGAAGAAGACGAAGATAAAGACGAAGACAAAAAAGAAGAACAAGAAGATGACGACAGCGTAGAAGAAGCTTTTGGCATGGACGATGCTGAAGGTGGAGAAATGGGTGGCGATGCTACCGATGATTTCAATGCTGACACAGCAGATACAGATGGCCCAGGCGCCGAAGACGGCGAAGAAGAGCCAGGCGATATTGATGGTGACGGTACTCCAGCAACTGCTGATGATGTACAAGATCTAGCTGACGCCCTAGATGAATTAAAAGCAGAATTTGCTAAATTGATGGCGGGCGAAAAGCATGAAGAAGAAGAAGACCCAGATGTACATGGCGGCGCACTAGACGACATGGATGCTGACGACAGCGAAGAAGACGAAGAAGACGAAGAAAGCGACGGAAATCCTTTTGAATCACGTCAACTAACACGCGAATATCGCGAAACAGTAGCCAAGCCAAGCAATACAGAAGCTGGCGACGGAAAAGCTGGTCCGATTAATGCTAACCCAAAGAACCGTCCTAGTGGCGGCAACGTGAGCGCACATAACATTACTCAAGGCCAAACTGCAAGTGATTCAAATATCAAAGGCGGCGAAGGTCTAGTTGGTGGTATCAAAGGCAAGTTTACAAGCCCAAATACACACAACGTTGACGGTGTTAAGTCCGGTATCAAAACAGTAACCAAGCAAGGTGCTGGTTATCCAGGTAACAACAAGACAGCAGGTCCAGTAGGATCTGGTACAGGCGACAAAGCTGGTCAAACATCAGTTGGTAGCCCTAAGTCAGTTGTTGACCACAAACAAGGTTAATAAGTAGGTGACTACTAGGATGCAATTTTTACGAGAACACCTTAGCTTTGACCAAGCTAATGCGGTCGTAGAGAGCGACGACAAAGACGGCAAGAGCCTTTACCTAAAAGGCATTGCTATCCAAGGCGGTATTCGCAATCAGAACCAGCGGGTTTATCCAGTCAAGGAAATCGAAATCGCTGTAAAGACTCTCAACGATCAAATTCAGAATGGTTATAGTGTTCTTGGAGAAGTTGATCATCCAGATGACCTTAAAGTAAATTTAGACCGTGTGTCCCATATGATCACTCAAATGTGGATGGAAGGTCCGAACGGATATGGCAAAATGAAAATTTTACCAACTCCAATGGGACAACTAATTCGTGTCATGCTCGAAAGCGGAGTAAAACTAGGTGTTAGTTCGAGAGGCAGCGGCAACGTTGACGATCGTTCTGGCAACGTGTCCGAGTTTGAGATTATCACAGTTGATATAGTTGCTCAACCAAGCGCACCTGGTGCGTACCCAACACCCGTTTATGAGCATATCATGAACGCTCGTGGCGGATATCGTGCATTACAGGTAGCTAAAGAAGTGAAAGAAGATCCTAGGGCACAGAAGCATCTCCAACAGGTGATGTTGAGTATTATCAGTGGCCTTAAAGCCTAAGGAGAAATAAATGGACGCATTCAAACAGTTAGTAGAGAGCGGAGTGATTAGCGAAGAAATTCGTACTGATCTAGAATCTGCCTTCAACACTAAGATTCAAGAGAATCGCGACCAAGTAACCGCTCAACTAAGAGAAGAGTTTGCCCAACGCTATACACACGATAAAGGTGTGTTAGTAGAGTCAATCGACAAATTAGTAAGCGAACGCTTAGCCGCAGAGCTAGGTGAGTTTGCGCAAGATCGCAAAGCATTGGCAGAAACCAAAGCCGAGTACAAGCGCAGAATGACAGCTGATTCCAAAACAATGGAATCTTTTGTTATGACTCAGTTAGCCAAAGAACTTGTGGAATTTCAAAACGACCGTACAAAGGTTAGTGAGAACTTCCAAAAGATGGAACAATTCGTTATCAACGCATTGGCCAAAGAGATTTCAGAATTTGCACAAGACAAGAAAGATATAGTTGAAGCGAAAGTTAAACTTGTCCGCGAAGCCAAGAGCAAGTTTGCAGAAGTCAAGAAAGAATTCATCAAGCGTAGTGCCGATCTTGTTAAAGAGACAGTTAGTCGTCAACTAACAACTGAGTTACATCAGTTGAAAGAAGATATCGAATCTGCTCGTACAAGCAATTTTGGTCGCCGTATTTTTGAAGCATTTGCACAGGAATTTCAACATTCGTACCTTAACGAAAAGTCTGAAACAAGTAGATTGTTAAAGATTGTAGATAAGAAAGAACAAGAAATTGCCGAAGCACAGGAAGCCGTTGCTAAAGTACAGGCCATTGCAGAATCCAAGGATCGCGAAATCCGCGTTACGAAAGATTTAATGGAACGTGCAAAAGTAATGAGCGAACTATTAGCACCTTTAAGTGCTGAGAAGAAGGGTGTAATGAGCGAATTGTTAGAGTCTGTACAGACTGGAAAATTAGCTAATACATTCGACAAATACCTACCCGCAGTAATGGAAGGCGAAAGTCGTAAACAAAAGCAAGTTATTGCCGAAAGCAAGACACAAACTACTGTTACTGGCGATCGTGAGGTAAAAAATCAGCCTGAGGTAGGCTTTGACAACATTGTAGACATCCGCAAGTTAGCGGGTCTAGCAAAGTAAAATTAAGGAGAAAATGATGTCACAACTTCTGAACGAAAGATGGTCAGAAACCAAAGAAGCCCTATTAGAAGGGTTACAAGGGAACCGTCGTGCCTCCATGCAAACATGCTTGGAAAATACACGCCGTCACCTAATTGAAAGTGCAACAGCAGGTGCTACATCTGCAGGTAACGTTGCAACACTTAACCGCGTAATCCTACCAGTGATTCGTCGTGTTATGCCTACAGTCATTGCTAACGAAATCGTTGGCGTACAACCAATGACTGGTCCAGTTGGTCAAATCCATACTCTACGTGTTCGTTACGCAGACAATGGTTCTGACGTTACAGCTGGTGAAGAAGCATTGAGCCCATTCAAAATTGCTCAAGCCTATTCAGGTAACAATGATGCATCATATCCAAAGGCGCAGACAACAGCGGCTATGGAAGGTACACCAGGTAAGCGCATGAGCATTCAAATCTTGAAGGCACCAGTCGAAGCCAAGTCACGCAAGCTATCAGCTCGTTGGACTTTCGAAGCCGCTCAAGATGCGCAAGCTCAACAAGGTATTGATATCGAAGCAGAAATCATGGCCGCTTTAGCACAAGAAATTACTGCTGAAATCGACCAAGAAGTATTGGCTTCACTACGTAGTTTAGCAAGTGTCGAAGAAACATATGACCAGTCATTAGTTTCAGGTACAGCTACATTCGTTGGTGACGAACATGCCGCATTGGCAATTCAGATCAACCGTGTTGCTAACAAGATTGCTCAACGCACACGTCGTGGTGCTGGTAACTGGGCTGTTGTAAGTTCACAAGCACTTACAATTCTTCAGTCTGCTACAACAAGTGCTTTTGCACGTACCACAGAAGGTACATTTGAAGCTCCTACAAACACTAAGTTTGTTGGTACATTGAATGGTGCAATGCGCATTTATGTTGACGCATATCTAAGCGATACAGGTCAAGATGCAAACCAAGTTCTAATTGGTTATAAAGGTCCTAGCGAGGCAGATGCTGCCGCGTTCTATTGCCCTTATATTCCGTTGATGAGCTCTGGAGTTGTTCTAGATCCAGCAACATTTGAACCAGTAGTTGGCTTCTTAACACGCTACGGCTATGTTGAGTTGACAAATACAGCTTCATCATTGGGTAACGCCGCTGACTACCTAGGCAAAGTATCTATTACTTCTGCCAACGTAAGCTTCAAGTAATCCAAGGCTTTAAAGCAAATAAGAAGGGCTCTTAGGAGCCCTTCTTGTTGACCACAATAAATATACTGTCCAATCCGGACTTGTTGCGGTTCCCATCCGCGCAGTGGCTAGAACCCACATACATTAAGGAGAAATTAAAATGGCAAAAGGTATGAAAATTTCAAGAGCAAATGGCCAACAAGTAGGCCAAACAATCAGTCCAATTCAGTTTACGTATGCCGCCAGCACAACATCAAGTGCTACTGTATATCGTGGCGGTACAGGCGGATACACATCAGGCACAACAAGTCTAGTAATCTCGACAACTTATAAAACAGCCGCCGCCGTGCAGAAAACAGACGGTCAAATTGTTAGACAGCGTGGAGCCTATCAGTTCATGTGTCAAAGTGCCGCAGATACAGATCCAACAAAACCAACACTAACTACCTGCGTATTAGTTGGCGGTTCAAGCGCACCAACATTGGCCGCAAGTCAAATGTTCATTAAAGCAGTTACTCCAACTGGCGTATTGTTTTATGCGACACGCATTACTGATCGCTTTGTATGGAATGGAACAGCACGTTATCCGTATATTCTAGGCACATCAGCCTCAATTAACTATGCCGATTCAACATCAACAACTGGCGTTGTACTTACAAATTCTGTAGGTGGAACAGCAGACGATGTCTATGCAATGGTATTAGGCGCTTAATTAAAAGGACTCTTAGGAGTCCTTTTTTGTATGTTAGAAATAAAATCAAGTCTCGACTGGAATTCCGTAGAAACAGAAATTAAACGTCTTGGTAAAATGCTACCAATGTTCCAGCACGATATTAAACGATTGTGTGATACTGTGCGTCCCGAAATCGCAAAACTAAGCAATTTAGAAGTAGATCACAGGCGAGCGCATAGCACAGCTACGCATAGATACTGCCAACAGCAAGTACAAAAAATCAACGAAACTCTAAAACTTTTTCAGAAATTCCATTTAATGGCCTTACTTGCACAGTAGGTAAATACTGGTATGCCAGAATTTTTCCATCCACGTTCAATAGTCCAATATGCAGAATATCCTGAGACGCACATCAGCTGGACTAACGATCAAAGCGATCATACAATAGTCGATAATCTAAATTATAATCTCAATAACCCAACGACTGGGTCTGGAAGTTATAATGTAATTGGCACAACGAAACCCTTAACACATGTAGCAAACTCTACACGTGGTCCTAAATTAGACAAGACATATTACTTAAAATGCACTAATTTTAACATAGGAAATCTACCTAACACGATAACAGGTATAACGCTACACATTAGTAGTCAACGAAATCAAAAGATCATAGACGAAACAGTTTGTTTGATTTATGATGGTGAAATTATCAGCGATAATAAAACAAATCTTTCAGCAGGGCACTACGGAGTTGAAGGACATATGAAGATTGAAAATGAAGCATCTTATGGAGGTCCTAAAGATTTATGGGGTGCTACTATTACAAAAACCATGCTTCAAGATTCAAAATTTGGAGTATTGTTAAGATTTAGCAGTAATCCAATGCGTCCCCATAAAGAAGGGATGTCGATATATCAAATCGTTCTCGAAGTAGGCCCTAACAATTATTTTGTTTTTGAAGAAAATTTTGATACCGAATTTGTTACAGAAGATGCAATAAACGAGTCAATTTTTGTCAACGAGTAAAAATAAATAAAGGGTAAAGGAATAATCATATGACTACAAATGTCGTTCGCGTACCGGGCAACTATATAATTCAAGCGTCACCTACTATTACGCTAGATCCTAGCGGAGGCTTAGGCCTTAATACCGGCACCGTGGTTATTACTGGTAGTCTTAATGTATTAGGAAAAACAACAACTGTTGCATCTACTAATGCAGAAATTAGAGACAACGTGTTAATTTTAAACTCAGGCGAAACTAACTCGTATGTTACATTAGGTACCTCTGGATTGATTGTTGACCGAGGTAATGGTGCAAACTTATCAAACGCCGCTACGATGCTGTTTAATGACTCAGCAGGCCTTGACGGATTTACATGGCACACTTCGGATATTTCCGGAAGAGGTATTTTTGAATTCAAAGCCGCAGGCGGCGTAAGTGCAATACGTATAAACGCAATCCGCATAGATGAAAATTCTGCTCCTCGAGTAGGCGGTTATCCAAGATTAAATATTTTTGGCAGTGATAATTCCGGTGCTGTTATCAGTGTAGCAGGAACAGCAAACTATGAAACTCGAGTTATTGACAAAGACGATATTCCAAACAAAGCATACGTCGATATTCAAATTGCGGCTAATCAATCATCTGTTGATAACATTAGAAAAATTAAACAAGGTCCTGCAGGATCTGAAACTTATGTACAGTTAAATGACATAAGTGTAACAGGACAACCTAGTAATATCGAATTAGGTATTAATCAATTGCCCGTTGCTACGATAAGTCAAGGATCAGTAGTATTTCCAGGATTGGCATTTACCAATCAAACTATTACAGCATTGTCTGGTAGTGGAACGGCTGACTTATACTTAGAACCAACAGGCAGTGGATCTGTTATCTTACGTAAAGCATTGCGTATTACAAATCAAAACCTGCCTCCAATATCAAACACAAACACAACTGCGATTTACACTACAGGAATCGTAGGACCAGGTGGCACAGGAATCTATTACTTAAATAGTCTAGCATCGGGCGAATTCATATCTCGTAAACGTGCTATTATTTACGGATTAATATTTTAAGGACAGGACATGGCAATAACAAGCAAACAAATAACAGTAGCGGGAAACCCTCCAACACAGGTATATCAATCAAGTGGTCAAAATGCAATCACTACTATGATTATCTGCAACACTTCAACAATCGTTAACACATTGATTGATATATATGTAGTATCAGCAGTAAGTGGATTTGCTGTTGGCCCGCAGACTCAAATTATCAATCAAGTACCAGTTCCTGCTACAGAATCATTTGTAATGGATACTGAAAAATTTATCTTAGAAGATCAGGATATCATCAGCGTTAGATCAACTGCCGCTGGAGCAATTACTGTGACAATAAGTAGTGTGAGTACAGCCTAATGAAATTCGTTAAACGTCTAGTCTTAAACAAATATCGTCCAGCAAGTCAAAATTTTGTCGTCGAAATTGATGGCAAAGTAGTCACCGATTCTAGCGCAGAATTGCAACTACCTTCTGGATCCACAGCTCAGCGAGCAGAGACTTTTAACAACGGCCAGATTAGATACAATAAAGATTTCAATGAAATTGAAGCATATATAAACGGTACTTGGGAGTTTTTAAGAACTCGCAGACAAGGCAATGTACAATTCCAAACAGTTGGAATAGGCAACTATGTAGACTCAATATATGGTCCGTTAAGTACTAGAATTGATCCAACTAAGCCTCAAAATGTAATGTTGTATGTTGAAAATGTATTTCAAGTTCCTACAGTAAATTATACATTGGTAAACGACTTTGTGCAGACAAAGGCCACAGTCGGTGTAACAAATCCAGGAGTTACAAACATTACTCTTGTTGATAAAATTGACATACAAGTGGGGTCAGCAGTGGGCGGCGATGTAGGTATTGCCCCAGGAACAACGGTTCTTAGTGTAAGCACAAATACCAACGCAGTACGCATTAGTTCTGCTACACTTGGTATTGTTAATGCTGGAGCATTTTTAACATTTAATTTTTCAACAGGAACTTATGCTGTATTTTCTAGTCCTGTACCAGCTAAGCCTGTATATGCTCTCATTGGTTTCGATGGCTTCTATCCTCCTTTTAATACTTAATGGTAAATATATGTGATGCTGATTACCAGCAGAACATACTGTGGTAAACCCGCAATGTAAGGTGGTTATCCGTGTAACACGGTGTATTGAGGAGCTTCTATGGCCGTAGGTCGAATTACAGGCCCGTTACTTGCAAGTAATTTGCTACGTGACGGTGTAAACTTAGCAGTTGAAACCAACTTGCTCTATCTTGATGTGACAACAGGTCGCATCGGTATTAAGACGAACTCCCCACAATACGATTTAGATGTAAATGGAACAGCCAATGTTGGCAGTCTAATTGTTCTAAACACATCTACGCTTGGTCTACTAACAATCACAAAAACCGCAAGTAGCGGAACTATTGGATCTACACTTGGTCCCATCCATATAAAGCCTGCCATAGGCAACGAAATTAAATTAGATGCTGACACTACGGTAGACGGTGACTTACACGCTACTGGTAACATTACAGCAGATGGAAACATTGTCTTAGGTAATCAACTCGGTGTTGACACACTAACAGTTGGTGCTGAATTTCTTTCAAGCCTAATACCAAAAACACCAAACACTTACAATGTTGGCTCTCAAACTAACAACTGGAAGAACGGTTACTTCCAACAAGTTCAAGCCGGCAATTTAAAAGCCTATGGTAGCACAATTACTAATCTATTGGCCAGCCAAGGTATTGATATAGCACCAAAAGGCGGCCCATTAAATGTGCGTGGCGAAATTCGTGTGTGGGGTCAAAATCCTCTAGGTACTGCGCCAGTAACATCAAACGTTTTATACGTTAACGAAGATGGTAGCGATACCAACGACGGCGGCGCAATGGATCCAAGTCGTGCATGTCGTACTGTAAGTGGAGCAACTAAGAGTCCTTTATATAAAGAAGGAACAAGTATTAAAGTTGCACCAGGCCTTTATAGAGAAAATAATCCTATCCTGATGAAACAATACACATCAGTAATTGGTTCAGACTTACGTACAACACTTATTGAACCGATGAATAAGACCCAAGACTTATTCCATGTTCAGTCAGGTTGCTATGTTGCACAGCTAATGATGTACAACGGTCGCTCAGGCCGATTTCCAGGTGGACCTGGTTATGCTCCGGGTACTAACAGAGGTGCGTATGCTACAGCATTTCCTCCGCAGGTTAACGGAACAAAGATTGACCTGTTCCACTCACCGTACATTCAAAACTGTACCAACCAATCAGGTCCTTGGTTATATGATGGTACAATGTTTGTACCTAACCAAACTATTCAAATACCAGAAGCAGTTGGCACAGCAACATATCCTTCAAACACAACAACATTTACTGTTACATTAAGTACAGGATCTGTTTATGTTGGCCAATCAATTAATGGCGGCCCTCCTAGTCCCGGATTCCAAAATGCTCGTACATTACTATTGGCAAATAAAGCATTTATACAAGAACAAACGATCGCGTATGTTAATCAAACATACGGCGGACCATTCCAATACAATTCTACTAAGTGCGCCCGCGATACTGGATTGATTGTAGACGGGTTAGGTTTAGACTTAATCTATCAAGGCACAAGTCAGTCAGTATTTTCCGGTCTTCAATACTGGAGCCAAGGTTCGTACACTGGACAGATTGCCAGTGAAGTAACAACAACTACAAATGCATTTAATTACATAAGTGGTCTTGCACAGCAGATTGTTAGAAACATTGTAATTGCGGCACCATATCAAAATACACTAACGCAAGTAACTAATCTTCCAGCAGGTGCAGTTATTGATGCTACTCGTGTCGGATCATTGTTTACTACTGTAACTAATATTATCACCTACGGACCTGCAGGAATTACTGACAAGATTATTCCTAATGGTACTACTATTACTTCTAACACAAGTACTGTAGCCGCTTATAATTTACTACAGGCAAATAAAAACTTCCTAAAATCAGAAACTATTGCATGGATCAACGTTTTTAGTCCTGGTAGTTTTGTCTACGACAAAGACAAATGTAAACGTGATGTAGGATATATCATAGATTGTATATCTTTTGACTTATTAAGAGGCGGAAATAGACAAGCTATTCAAGCTGGTACAGTTTATTACGGATATAGTAACACCACAACTATTCCTAATGAAATTGAACAAACTACTATGGCTTATCAGTACATGAAATCTGTAATAAGTGCAGTAGTTCAAAGTCAACAATTAGTTTCATTTTATCAAAGCGAAGTAACGCAAGTACTAGATTCAGTCAATCCTGGATCAGCCGCAGCCGCCACAACTATCAGTTCTAATATTGATCTTATCACTCGATTAATTACAGTAGGACCTGCTGGCGCCCCTAGCCTAGTACCTATTAGCCTAACACAAACGTCTACTGCTGGGTTGTTAAATGCTTATGCTTTATTAAATGCAAATAAGAATTTTATTAAAGCAGAAGTTATTGCTTACACAAACAGCTTGCCTAATTTTGTTTATAATCAAGAAAAATGCAAAAGAGATGTTGGCATTATTTTAGAAAACGTTAGTTTTGATGCACTTGTAGGCGGCAATGCTAAAGCTATTGAATCTGGACTTGCTTATTTTAACGGAGTAAATTCTGTTATTGCTGGCCAAGAAACACAAAGCGTCGGAGCCATTAACTATGTTAAATCGTTAACTAACTCAATTATTACTAACATGCAGGCCCCTAATTTATTAGGATCTACTGCAACACAGCAACAAGTTATTAACTATTCATTTCCGGGCGGCATTGTAGCACAAGATTCTTTAAACAATGCATACGACACGATCACAACAATTATTACAAATGGTCCAAGTAGTGCTCCAACAAGTTTCTTAGGTTCTGCACCTGATCCTCATTACATGAGCGCAGAAATTCTACTACAGGCCAACAGATCATTTATACAAGAAGAAGTTGTTACATACTTGAATCAACAATTCTTAACGTTTCCATTTAACACAGCCAAGTGCCAACGTGATGGTGGATTAATTGTTGATTCTATTGCACTAGATTTATTGTTCCCAACTGCAACAGACAGTCAAAGTAATTTTGCTGGTTTACAATATTGGTCACAAAGTAGCTATACAGGATTAATTGCTTCTGAAATAACTACTACAACTAATTCTATTACCTATCTAAATAGCTTGGCTCAAAAGATTATTTTAAATGATACATCGGGCCCTCGCTATCAGTCAGCATCTATACAAGACACAACAGTTGCACCTAGTACTGCTGAAGTTGCATCTTCTATTGGTACAAACTTTGATCTAATTTTAGATATCCTAAACAACGGTACTGTTGGAATAACTGATAAAATAATTCCAAGCGGATTAGCAACAAACGATCCTAGAGTAGTTCATGCATACACACAATTACAAAATAATAAATCTTATATACAAGACGAAGTAGTTGCGTATGTTGAGTCAACTAAGACCGCTGATTTTGTTTACGATCAAACTAAATGCCGACGTGATGTTGGATACATGATCGACTCTATTAGCTTTGATTGTCTGTATGGCGGCAACCGCCAAAGTATTATGGCAGGAGTTGATTACTACAGTCATAGTGCAGTCACATCTGTGCAAACACCAGCAGAGACTACAGCAACTATTGCCGCATATACTCATTTAAGTGATATTATTGTAGGAATTATTACAGCAACACCTATAGCACGTACTGCCAATAATTTAATTGATCAGGTAATAGATCTTCCGCCAGCAACCAGCGCAGAAGTAACTTCTGCTAGAGCTAAGATTGCTAAGATATCTAATATTATTACCAACGGACCAAGCGTGGCTTCCGCACTGACTCCGATTAGCCTGACTCCAAGTACCAATGAAAATATTCAACGTGCCTATGCATTGCTAGAAGCCAACAGAGATTTTATTGCAAATGAAATGGTGCAGTATGCACAAAACACCTACAATGGTGGTGGCTTCCAATACAATCAAGCCAAGTGCTCGCGCGATACTGGGCTGTTAGTTGACGGATTTATAACTGACTTAGGTTGGTCTGCTAACGGCTATACCAATACTAGATTTGCAGGATTACAATATTGGAATCAGTCAGGTTACACAGGTCAAATTGTTAACGAATTAACTACAACTACTGCCGCAATTAATTACGTAAAAACAATGGCTAAAGAAGCCATAGTGAATACTGTTGGGACACGTTATCAAAGTACAATTACTCAACAAATTAATTTACCTTCTGCTACATTGTCTGAAGCCAGTACGATAGATACTGAATTTAAAATAATAACAGATATTTTAACTACTGGTACTGTTGGTATAACAGATAAAGTTGTATCAAACGGATTAGCTATAACTTCAGCCAATGCACAAAACGCTTATAATATATTACAGGCGAACAAAGCATATTTCCAAGCTGAAGCTATTGCGTTTGTTGAAACTACTAAGACACAAAGTTTTGTTTACAATCAAGATAAATGTTTTAGAGATACAGGATTAATCGTAGACACTATTTGTCAAGATTTAATGTTTGCAACTACAAGCAGTCAATCTACTTTTGCTGGACTACAGTATTGGGCGCAAACATCAACATCTATTCCAGGCGAAGTTACAACAACAACTAATGCTATTAATTACGTATCTGACCTGGCCCAAAAAATTATAGTTGGAAACAAATCTGGTACTAGATACCAATCAGCAGTTGCTCAAACAACCAGCACAAGTCTAGCATACGGTACAGCAGTTGAACAGTCTACACTTTCTTCTGAGTTCAATCTTATTACCGATATTATTACCAACGGTGTTGTTAATCTTACAAACAGAATTGTACCTAATGGATATGTATCTAGCACAGTTGCTACTACATTAAATGCCTATAATTTATTAGTAGCCAACTTAACCTATTTGCAAGCAGAAGCGGTTGCTTACGTAGAGTCAACAAAGACAGCTGGATTCACATACGACCAAACCAAATGCCGTAGAGACATTGGCTATATGGTAACCAGCGTAGCCTTTGACTTACTATGGGGCGGCAACAAACAAGCTATTCAAAGCGGAGCATATTATTATAATTACTCAGCAAGTACTTCTACTATTCCAACAGAGAAACCACAAACGCTTGCGGCATACAATTATTTAAAAACCCTAGTTGGAAATATTGTTACTAACACAGCGATTACTCCTAGTAAAGGTAATACTGCAATTCAGTATACAAATGCAGAACCGGCTACTGTTGCTGAAGTTACAGCGTTGCAAGCATCAATTTCTACAATTACTAACATTATAACAAATGGTCCAAGTGTTGCGGCAACAAAACTTCCAATATCACTAACACCTAGCACAAATATTGCAGTTGGAAATGCAGTAGACTTGCTACAAGCAAATAGACAATTTATACAACAAGAACTTGTTGCATGGATTAATGAGAACTACGGCGACTTTACATACGACTTGGCCAAATGCAAACGCGATGTTGGCTATATGATCGATTCTGTTAGTTATGATCTGTTGTGGGGCGGAAATAGACAAGCCATCACCAGCGGTGTTTACTACTATTCATTCAGTGGTCCTTCAAGCATTCCTGGAGAAAATCAACAAACTCTAGCGGCTTACCAACGCATGAGCGAAATCCTTGGAGACATTATTACTAATTCTCCAATACAGGTTAGTTCAGGCAATGTAACACCTCAACAATTTAATAACTCTCCATCAACTATTGAGACAGCATCTGCACTAAACGCCATGGTTGCGTTACTATTAGATATAATAAACAACGGACCAACTGCCGCAGGTACAAAACAACCAATTAGCTTAGAACGCAATACAGATCAAAATATCGTTAATGCTCAAACATTATTAACCTTGAACAGACAGTTTATTAGAGATGAAGTTATTGCGTATGTTAACAGTTCGTTCCCTAACTATCAAGGCAATAATGGTTTTAATTACGATCAATCAAAGTGCTATCGTGATACCGGATTAATTATTGATGCTATCAGCCAAGATTTATTAGTAGGCGGCAATAGAAAAACTATTGAAGCTGGAGTAAGCTACTGGACTGGTGGCCGCAATGTTGTTTACGATGAGCTTCCTCAATTTAATGCCGCATTAACTTATATTAAAGATTTGTCAAGACAGATTGTACAAAATCAAACAGTAACAGCATTGGGCAATGCTCCTCAAACTATCAACACATACTTTGGTGGCGGCATTTATGCTATTGACAGTATCAATCGATTAATAGATACATTTACAACTATTGTTACTAAGGGTCCTGCATTTAGTCCAATTGGGTACGAAGGTGCTGGTACATTCTCTGCATTATCTCCTACATCAGCAGACTACACACAAGTAGCATCTACAGTATTACAGGCTGATCAGGTAGGTGTAAACGAATATCAAATTACATTAAATGTTCCTACGCAGGGTCCTGGCATTAATCAAACAATATATTTTGGTCAAACATCAGTTTATCCTTTACAAGATAAAGATGTTCCAGATATATATTCCGATCGAAAAGTTGATCCATGGGGTTCTATTGGCGGAAGTCTAGTAGACGGTGGCGTAATTAGCGATCGTTCACCAATCCAGTCTTTTGTTTACGATGCGTTTACTCAGGTCAACCAAGGTGGTATTGGTATCCATATCACAAACAACGGCTATGCACAGCTGGTGTCTGTGTTTACAATTTTCTGCGGTACTTCTGTGCTTGTAGAGAACGGCGGTATTTGTTCTATTACTAACTCGAACGCCAACTTTGGCGACTACTGTCTAGTATCTAAAGGCTACGGTAAGCGCAGTTTCTTTGGTGAGATTACTAATCCGGCAGTCCTGCCTTACTATCCAAACGGTTTCTTTCCACAGAATCAACAAGTCGAAGTATACTGTCCAGATCCTGCTGACCGTCCGCACATTGGACAGGTTATGGAAGTTGAAGTTCCGGAGACATATCGAAATGCGCAAGGCTTGCCCGGTTATCTTTCTGCTATTGTTAATACCAGCACACTAACCGCAGGCAGTATCAGTATTGACGGTATTGACACTACTGGTGTTGTTATTGGTCAAAGCATATATGCACGTGACCAATTTGGTAGCTACAATGATCTATTTGGAAATCGATACATAACTGAAGGTACAGTGGTTACAGACGTTAACTTCCTGTCAATTTCGCTAAGTAGTCCTATTAATGCAGGTGGTGGAGATGTTGCTAATGCTAATTTCTTTACCATGTATGTAACAGGAAACGCCTATTATACTATTAGAGGAAGCACATTAGCACCAGATCCTTTCACTCCAGGAACCAAATTAATTGGTGCCAGTAGAACCGAACAAGGAAACGATCAAACGATTGAAGAGATCCAAGCAATTACCTATCTAAGTAGTTTAACAAATAGTGTTGTAACTAACAAGTTGATCAATGCGTTCCAATCAACAATAACACAATTTACAAATATTGCTCTAGCAACAGGCGGCCAGTCGACCGTGAGAATGGGCCAATTGTTTACAACATTAGAAACTATAATTAACAATGGTCCAAGTTCAGCACCTACGGTTGCTAGAACAGGAATCGTAGCACCAGGTGCAAGCGATTCATCTTCGTTGTTAAGGTCAAACAAATTATTCTTACAAACTGAAATTGTTAATTATATCAATAGTCTTTATTTTGTCTATGATCATGCTACTTGTAAGCGTGATCTAGGATACATCCTAGATAGCTTTGCATATGATGTTGCTTTCCAATCTAATTATCAAGCTATTAAGAGTGGCCAGGCATATAACAGAAATGTTGCAGGTAGCAAATATGTTTTAGAAAATGAAAAAACACAAACTACAGATGCAATTAGCAGGCTAGGTGCTATCACCAACCAATTAGCTGGTGTTAGTACAGTGACTTCGGCTATTAGTGTTATTAACTTAGATGCTATCTACATTCAAAATATTATCAACAACGGTGACGGCGCAGGCCCTGCATACTCTATGCCTGCTCCTGCAGGATTAGATGCAGGCATTGTTGGTGCTATTAGTTTAATCAATAACAATATTCAATTTATTACAGAAGAATTAATTGGATGGATCAACTATACATATCCAGTATTCACATATGATGCAGTTAAATGTAAGAGAGATATGGGTTACATTTTAGACGCTGTACATTGGGATGTACTATTAGGTACAAATTATCGTGCTGTAAAGGCGGGCCAAGCATATTATCTTGGCAATGCCGGTAATGTATTAACCTATGAAAAATCTGCAACGATTGCGGCATTTAATTTTATTAAAACAAATGCATTGTTATTACCTGCGGTAACCGTAAGTACTGTAGCAACAACTACGTTGAATACTGATATTGCAACAATCAATGACATATTACAAAATGGCGTAAGTGTATCTCCAACAGTAACCTACACATTACCTTCAAATATTGCTTCTGGGTTTGATAGTGCAAGTTTATTATTACAAAATAATATTGCATTTATTCAAGCAGAAGTAGAAGCTTATGTATATACAACTTATACAGCTGGCGGTTTTATATATGATCGTACAAAATGTAAACGTGATGTAGGATACTTGATGCAAGCACTCATATACGATATTACGTATGGTGGAAACTCTATGAGTGTTGACGCGGCCTTACAATATTTTGATAATTCTAATAACAATGTCAGTACTATTCCAAACGAAGAAACACAGACTGTTGCGGCTATTAACTACATCAATACTATTTGCCAGCGCATTATAGTTAACTTGTCTCCGTTAGTATCATATCAGACAGTTGGCATTATTACTCAATATAAAAACAGTTCTTATATAAACGGGGCCAACGCAGGCTCTACCGTGGCATTATTGATCACAGAAATGAGTAATATTGTAGGTAATGGTCCTGGATCAGCACCTATAATTACAACTCCAAGTATTACTTGGGTAAACGCGACGACCCGTGCGGCCGGAATAGCAATTAACGCAAATGCAAATTCAATCGCAACTCAAGCTATTACTTTCATTGGACAAAATTTTGATGTATTCACATACGATCAAACTGCTTGTCGTAGAGATATAGGCTATATATTGCAGGCCCTGATATATGATTTAACCTACGGTGGTAACTGGCAAACTGTTGACTCTGGAAGATTATACTGGAACGGAACAACGTCATTGATTCCAAATGAACAAAAACAAACAATTGGCGCATGGAATCGCATGTTGTATCTACTAGGTCAGATAATTCAAAATCAAAATCCCGCGAATAGTTACCAGGCGACATATAGTCAATTCACCAATGGCTCGATAACTACCGGTGTAAATGCTTTACCTGCGTTAACTAACTCGATTGGAATATTAACCAGCATCATTCAAAATGGTCTCAGCTACGCTCCTGCTATTGTATATCCAAACATAACGCAAGCTTCTTCTGTGTTGCAGGGAATATACAACATTATCCAAACACAAAAGACTTCTCTAGTTAATCAGGTAATTACATACATTGATGGAAAGTATAACGGATTTGAATACAATCAAGCACTATGTAAACGTGACGTTGGGTATATCATTGATGCTGTAGCGGCTGACTTAGTAAGTGGCGGCAATTACAATACTGTATTAGCTGGTCAAAGTTACTATGCCCGTGCCGGAACACATCATTATGTAGAATTAGAAGACAACATTACTGATGCAGGACTATTTTCAGATAAGGCACTGGTGAATTTCTATCAACGTTCATACATGTCAGCTTCTGGCTACTTGTTTGAGTATGTAGGTGCAGGTTCTAACTACGGTGCATTACCACAAATTGGTCGTGCAGATCCAATACAAGAAAGAGAAACTATACAGTTGAATAACGGTAAGGTATTCTTTACATCAACAGACCAAAACGGTGACTTCCGTATTGGCCCAGGATTGGTAATTAGCCAGGCAACTGGTGTGTTATCAGGACGTACATTTACTAAGTCATTGTTTGCTAATTTGACACCGTTCATCTTGGCAATTGAAGGAATATAAGGATAAAATAACATGGCATTAATTCCATTAAACGTATTCAAGACAAAAACTTTTGTCTTGACCACACAAACAAATACATTTGTTTATACAGCACCTGTTGGAGTTACATCAATCGTATTGATGGCAAACGTATCCAACGTAACAACAGCAACTACAGCGGCAGTAACTTTTGCGCACCATAGGAATCTTCCGGTCTTGCCGGATGCACAGGGCAACGGAGGGCAGGCGGCAAACGTAACTACAGAAATTGTTTCAGGATTTCAGATACCTCCGCAAGATGCTTCAAACATGTTGCCCGGTAAAATGATTATCGAGAGTTTAGACAGCGTAGTGGCATACGCAGACACTGTTAGCTCATTAAAATTAACTCTAAGTATCTTAGAAACAGCCAACGCATAATAGGAATCAACGATGCCATCATTACTAAGCGGTCGTGTAAAATTAATTAGTCCAGGCACTAATTACACGGTAATCAACAACTATATCAGTCTAGGCCAAGCACAGGCTGGTTTGGGTGCCTCACCTACGACAAACACTGGTTACACCTTAGTAATTGGACCTAATGGTCAGGCAACATATACAAACACACTTGGTCAAATTGCGTTTAGTACAGGTACTATTACTTCACAAGCACCAACTGGTGACCTAACTCTTAATCCAAGCGGCACAGGTACGATTACACTTAACGGTCCTGTTAACATTCCTCAAGGTATTCAAGGTAGTGGATTTAAAACAGAAGCCAAACGTGCTACTACTGGAAATATTTTACTTAACGAATCAACATCAACAGTAACATATGACGGGTATCATGTAGATTACCTAGATCGTATCTTGGTCAGAGCACAAACTGATGCAAGAGATAATGGTATCTATTATGTTTATACATCAACATTTGCTACAAATGTAGTTACAACACAGATAAACTACACACAAAATAGTTTCACAGCTACAACCTACAACATCGGTGATGCAAATAGTCTAGTTGCAGGTAGCACACTTACCAGTTTGTTTGTTGGCAACAACACGACCATTGTTCAAATACTAGACAGCTCAACGTTCTTGATGAGTAATCCTGGATTAGGAACCATCACTGGTGCAGTTTCTACAGCATCAAGTAAAGGCTTAACTAACTCCGTAGTGCTATCAAGAAGTACTGACGCAGTTAACACCAACGGTTTAAAACATATTGTTGTTCCTATCGTAGGCGGAACCTATGAAGGTAGATTATTCTTCACATCATTCCTGGCAACACAGGTAGTTGGGGTTGACCCAATTAATTGGTATGAGATCGTTGATAGTACATCTTACCAAACTGTCTATAGCAAATATTTAGAAAATGTAACAGTTGGTCAATATCTCCCAAATGCCGGTCAATTTACTTTATTCACGGCTACTAACACAGCAACATTTGCCAACCCAACTGACTCAACAGCAACTACAAACGGTGCTGTGGTAGTAACTGGCGGCGTTGGAATCCAGAAGAGCTTATTTGTCGGAGGTGCAACAAACATACAAGGTAGTTTGAATGTAAACAGTCAGGCAAATATCAGTCCAGCTGATGCAACAGTATTCATCCAGCCGACTGGACTAGGAACAGTTACGATTAATCCATCTACCAAAGGTACCATTAACAACATGGACGTTGGTAACAGTATTCCTAAGAATGGTACATTTGTTAATCTTACTGCAAACAATCAATTATTAGTAACTTCAACCTCAGAATCTACAAGTACAACAACAGGTGCTGTTCAAGTTGCGGGCGGTGTTGGCATTGGCGGCAACCTAGTTCTAGGTGGTCAGTTAATATTCAGCGGACTTGCGGACGAGTTTGTTGTTAATAATTTCCGTGCAAAAGGACAAGTACTGTTTACTACAAGTACAAATTCAACGTCAACAACAACAGGTGGACTTGTTGTAAGTGGTGGAGTCGGCATCGGACAAGATCTAGTATTAGGTGGCAAACTAATATTCCAAGGGTCGGGTACAAACTTATCTTTAAGTACGCTATCAGTTACATCTAGTTCACAGTCAACCAGCACTACTACCGGTGCGTTAACTGTAGTCGGTGGAGTTGGTGTAGGTGGAAACTTAACCCTAGGCGGTCAACTAATATTCAGTGGCGCAGCCGGCGATTTAAAAGTAGCAACGTTAGCAGTTACATCAACTACCAATTCAACCAGCACAACTACAGGAGCATTTACTGTTACTGGCGGTGTCGGTATTGGACAAGATTTGGTATTAGGCGGAAGTCTAATATTCACAAACGCCAGCGGTACTATCAGAGCAGAACAGATCCACATCCTTGGAACACAAACTTCAGTAAGTACAGAAACAGGTGCTCTAGTTGTTGACGGTGGCGTAGGTGTTGCTAAAGATGTTGTAGTTGGTGGCAACTTGGACCTAGGTGGTCAGCTAACATTTAACAAATCATTCACCGCAACATTCGTTGCATTGCATATCACCAGCACAGCAAGTGATGTAGCTACATTTAGCAATAATGCAATTTATGTTGAAGGCGGCCAGGCTGTTAAGAAAGACCTAAGTGTATATGGCAACACAGTCCTATACGGTAATCTAACTGTAGCTGGTACACAAACAATCGTTGATTCGCAGAACACTTATATTATTGATCCAGTGATTGACATTGGTACCGGTATTGATAACACTCCGTTGTTAGTTAATGACGGATACGATCGTGGTATGTTGTTACATTACAGCACCGGTAACGGCCCTCAATTTGACAATCATGCATTTGTTGGGCGTGATGTAACTACCGGATTTTTAACTTATAAAGTTAACGTTTATCCAGGTGGCTACGAAACTTTCCCAGCGCAATTTGCGAATACTGGTAGTTTTGGTACAGCACAATTTGGTGGCTTACGACTAAGCGGCGGAGCGGTTGCACTGAGCACAAATACAGGTGACCTGCAAGTACTAGGTGGCATTGGCGTTACTGGCGGAAGCTATTTTGGCGGTACATTAACATTAGGTAGTCCGTTAGCAAATACAACGCAAACTATAAATCATGCATTAGTAGTATCTAGTGGCGGTATTGGGGTAGCGGGCGCCAGCTTTTTTGCAGGACAAGTTAAGTTTTCAAATGCTCAAGCATCAACAGATCCATCATCTGGAGCAGTGGTTCTTTCGGGTGGCCTGGGAGTAGGTGGCTCAATCTTTACAGCCGGACCAATGCGCATAAGAAACAGCACAGAGTCTGTAAGTACTGGCACAGGCGCTCTAGTTGTTTCAGGTGGTGCAGGATTTAACGGTGACATCTATGCACACAACATCTATACAGATGCAGGCCTAACACAGTTAGCAAACTTCAACGGTGGACGTATTAGCGATCCGTTGTTGATTGATAATACTACAAGTGCATACAGCACAATGACAGGTGCGCTACAAGTACGGGGCGGCGTTGGTATTAGTGGTGCATTATGGGTTGGCGGTACTGCAAACGTCAGCAACTTGTTTGTAAATGGTGCGGCAGTATTAACTACATCAAGTCCAACAGGATTCAACGGCGGTACAATTATATATCCATTGCAAATTGGATACAGTACTTCCACACTAAACACAGCTGGCCTAACAGTCAACTCAGACGTTAACTCTGTATCAACAGATAGTGGAGCAATCGTAACTATTGGCGGCGTGGGAATTGCACAAGATCTGCATGTTGGTGGAACAATTTATCGCGAAGGCGATATTACAACTGCCAACTGGGGACAGACCGGTATCGCAGTTAACTTAGCCAGTGCTGTCTATACAGATAATCAAGCATCTGGTTCGTTTACGAATACAAACAACGTTTATGTCGGCCAGCCAATTATTAATTCAAGATACGGCTCTGCATACGCACAAGCAAACACAATCTATATTGAAGATGCTCCTAAAGTCAAGACAACCGCAACTACAAGCATTGCAGATTCATACGCAGTATGGGTTAACAACGGCAAAGTACACATTAATAGCACAGCGTCTAGCGCAACAAACTATCTAAACAATGCTCTAAGTGTTGCAGGTGGTATTGGTATTGCAGGAGCAATTCAAGCAAGCGGCCCATTAAATGCTCCACAGGTATTTGACAACGGAAATCGTGTTGTTACATTTGTTGACATTATTGACGGTCCAGGTATTTCATCAAGTCCTGATAAATCAGGTGGCTCAACCGCTACTATCACAATCAACAATACTGGCGTTCTAACAGCAAATGCTGGTACTGGTATTGTCGTTGATAGAGCAACTGGTGATGTCACAATCAGCAACGTTGGCGTAACCAAGATTGAAACAGGTCCTGGCATTAGTGCTTCGACCAGCACTGGTACTGTGTCACTTGTAAACACAGGTGTCCTAAGTCTAACAGCAGGAACTGACACAGCAGTATCATTTACAACTGGCAACATTACAGTTTACAGCACAGCTACATTGGCTTCTGTAACCAGCAGAGGTGCAACAACAACCAGCACTATCCGTTTAACTAATACACAAACTGGTCTAGTTGTTGGCGGCGATGCTATATTCTCTGGAACTGTTGCAGTTACTGGAACATTAAACATTGGTGGTGCAAGTATCAGTGGTGGCAACGCTACATTTACATCATTACAAGCAGGCGATACACTGATTACTGGACAACTAACAGTATCAGGAACATCGACATTTATCAACAGCCAACAATTAACAGTTGTTGATCCTGTTATTGATGTAGGAACAAATATTAATAACGTACCGTTATTAGTAAATGACGGATTTGATAGAGGTGTGTTAATACATTATAACACTACTCTTTCAAATAACATTGCATATGATGCTCACGCATTCTTAGGACGTGATAACGTATCAGGCAAGTTAACTTATAGAACCAACATTTGGCCAGGCGGTGTAACCGATGTTCCAAATCCTTTTAATTCAACAGGCACACTGGGTTATGCGGTATTTGCTGGATTGAACTTAGAAGGCGGAATTGCTTCTACAAGTCCAACATCAGGTGACCTACAGGTCGTAGGTGGTATTGGTGTTGGCGGCGCAAGTTATATCGCCGGTCAAGCAAGATTTGGTAGCCAACTAAATGCTAATGCTACAGCAACTGGTGCAGTTATTGTTGACGGTGGCCAGTCTATTACTAAAGATCTGTACATTGGCGGAAACGTTATTGTACGTGGATATGTTCTAACTACAGCAACAGCATATAACGGTGGCGAAGTATTCAATCCTGTTATTGTAACAAATGGTACAAGTGCTACAAGCACACTAACCGGTGCATTGATTGTACATGACGGTGGCGCTGGTATTGGCGGAGATGTTTGGATTGGTGGCGCCCTTAATGCTAAATCAGTCCTAGTTGACGGGCGAGCAATTACAACTGACATCCATTTAGTTACTGGTCCGGGCTTAGTCGGTGATGTAACAACATCATCAGGCGGTGTAACCATCACAATGACCAACACAGGTATCTTGAACTTAGATGCAGGTCCTGGTATTAGTCTTGCAAACACCGGTACCAGTGGCATAACAACTATCACCAACACTGGTGTAGTGTCGATAGCAATTAACGGTCTAGGCCTAAAAGCCAGTACATCAACCGGTTCTGTTGTACTAACAAACATTGGTGTAACCGCGGCAACAGCAGGGGCGGGTATAAGTGTAAATCAAACTACTGGTTCAATCATTATTACCAACGTTGGTGTACAAAGTATTGGTACTATCGGCGGCGGCATTACAGTTACTACCAGTACTGGATCTGTGTTCTTATTAAACTCAGGTGTAACGAGTCTTACAGCAGGCACAGATACTAACGTAACTGCAATATCAGGTGATATTACAATTTGGGATATCAGTACACTACAATCGGTAACTGGTCGTGGTAATATTACAACTCGAGATATAATAATTGATAGTACAACACCAACTTCTAATACAGCCAGCGGAGCATTGGCAGTTACTGGTGGTGTTGCAGTTGGACAAAACTTGTATGCAGGCGGCCAGATTTATGCACTTGGCGGCTACTTGGGATTAAATCCTCCTGCGATCTTTGTTAATAATACAAACGTTACTGTAACTGATAATGTAAATGAGCACAAGGTTTCTGTTGCGATCAACGGAACTACTACAACTACATTTGATATCGTTGGGGAACACATACTTTCTACAACAAATTCAACAAGCACTACTACTGGTGCATTGATAGTTGATGGCGGAATTGGCCTTGCTAAGAATATATATGTTGGTGGAAGTGCTACAGTTGCAAATACTCTAACGGTACTAAGCACATCAACAATGGGTTCTATATTGCCTCTAGCAGGTGGATATTATAATCTAGGAAGTCCAACACAGCGTTGGGGTACGTTATACATCAATTCCGCAACTATTGACATGGGCGGATTGACATTAACATCTATCAACAGCGTATTACAACTTCCTGCAACCAACGTCTACGGTACCCAAACAAGCACAAGCACTATCACAGGTGCGCTGACTCTGCAAGGCGGACTGGGACTCACAGGTGATATATTTGCCGCTAAATCGATCAACGGTGCAAACATTACATCAACTGGAACTATATATCGTTCAGGAAATGTAACTAGAAGCGCATGGGGTAATAATGGTGTTGCATTAGACATTGCGCAGGCAACATTTACTGACAATAGCAGTAACGGTACTGTTGCCCAAACTAATGTTACGCATTTCCACACTCCTACAATTAGTGCTACTGGCGGAACAGTAAGCTATACTAATGCGGCCACGGTCTATATTGGAAATGCACCGATAGCAGGTAATGGCAGTACAACAATTAACAATGCATGGGCATTGCAGATCAACAGCGGCAAGACCAAGCTAAATGACAGTTCAGCGGCTAACAGCACACAAAGCGGTGCGCTACAGGTTGTAGGCGGTGTTGGTATTGGTGGCGATCTGTATGTCCAAAATACGCTAAACGTCATTGGTAATACTGCAAATATTGGTAACAGTGAAATATTCACATTTACAAGCCCTGCGCTGTCAACAAGTAATAAGATTAATCTTGATACTTTTGCAGTCGAAAGCTATCAATCTGCCAAATATTTCATACAGGTTGTTGATAATACTGCGCTTGGACAGCCCAATAAGATGTATGTTACTGAGCTGATTGTATACCATGATAGTATAGGTGGAGTTTACATATCAGAATACGGCATGGCCAGCAACTTTGGTGATTTAGGAACATTTGATGCTGTGATAAGCGGGCTAAGTGTTCAGCTAACATGGCAACCAAACTACGTTCCTGTGTCAATGGTCGTTAAAGTACATAGAACCACACTCAGTAGATAAAACCTGTAGTTTCTCTCTCTTTGGTAAATAGTCGTATAAGCAAATTTTTGCCAGACGTGGAGAGGGAAACTAATGGCTACTAATGACGATTTCATAGTCAAAAATGGTCTTGTGGTTCGTGCCGCAAGCTCAGAATATCAATCAACAAGCACCCAAACTGGTGCAATCGTAACGCCCGGCGGATTAGGCATTGGCCAAAATGCGACCATCGGCGGACAACTAAATGTATTAAGTACTTCAAGTTTTGCAAGTCAATTGCAAGTCAGCAGTATAACAAAAATACTCTCTACAGCAGTAAACACAGCAACAGTTACTCCAGACGGTAATGCCTTACAGGTCACTGGTGGCATTTACGCACAGAATATCAATATCGGCGGCATTGGTTTAATCAAGGGCTCGCAGATCCTAACTCAAGCAGATGGTTTCAAAGGCGGTATCATTACCGATCCTTTAACGATCAACACAAATACTCAATCAACCAGCACATATTCAGGAGCATTAACAAGCCCTGGCGGTATTGGTATCGGCGGCAACTTAAACGTTGGCGGGTATGCACAAATTACAGGAACAACATACCTGTTTGGCGATGCTTACGGTAATGGACAACATCTATTAACAAATCTAGTAGCAAGCCCCGGTCCTGGCATAGCTTCAAAAGTAACCTTTAACGGTTATACTGCAACAATTATTACAACCAACACTGGTGTAATATCTGTAACAGGCGGCACAGGTATCAGTGTAGATAGTCCCAACGGTAACGTTACAGTTAGCAACGTTGGTGTTACATATATTCAAGCTGGTACAGATATCACTGTTGATTTCAACACCGGTACCGTTACAATCAATGACGGTAGCACACTACAATCGTTATTATTACGCGGTAATTCAACTGACCAAACCATTAATATTAATAACGGTGCTATCAGTAATGATCCTACACTAAACAACGCATTAAATGTATTAGGTAGTATCGGAGCCACACAATTAACAGTGGCAAACACCAGTTATATTGGTGGCGCGATTGTTGTTACTACCAGCAACATTAACAGATACGTTGGTGGTATTATTACCAATACTCTACGTGTTCAAAATACAACAAGCTCAATAAGCACAACAACAGGTGCTCTAGTTGTTGATGGTGGTGTAGGTGTTGGCGAAAACGTAAACATCGGTGGTAGTCTTTTTGTTCAAGGCGGAATAACTGTATTAGGTAGCTACACTACAGTTACAATTAACTCAACTAATACGGTATTCATCGATCCTGTTATCGATCTAGGATCAGGATATGACAATAGAGCGTTAGCGATCAATGACGGTTTAGATAGAGGTCTTCTACTACATTATAACACCGGGTCAAATACTACGTTTGACAATCATGCTTTCTTGGGTCGTCAAGCAAGTACTGGTGCTCTAGTTTACTTAACAGACGTAGCACCCGGCGGTAGCACACAAGATGTTCCTAATCCTTTTGTGGGCGAATGGGGAACATTTAAAACTGGCCAACTTGTCTTAACAAGTCCGACTGCCAGTACCAGTACTACTACTGGTGCGTTAACTGCGGTTGGTGGTATTGCTACTCGAGGCAATTTAAATGCCCAAGCAGTATATGATGCTGGCAATCGAGTAGTTACCAACGTAAATCTTACATCTACTCTAATATCATTAAACGACCCTGGATCTGGTATCGCAGTTGTATCAACAGTAGTGACAGGTTCGTATGTAACAGTAAACCTGACCAACACAGGTATCGTTGGTTTGTTACCTGGTGCAGGTATTGGTATTGCAGGAGCAGGTGGCTTTACAGCAACCAACGGTATGATGGTTGGCGTTCCAAATATCTACAATAGAGGTGTACTAACAGTTAGCGTAACAGGTGACCTAAACGTTACATGGAACGGTCAATCATATTACACCGGTGATATTGTTCTAAGCAATTTATCTACATTACAAACTGTAACAGATCGCGGTAATACTACAACCAATCAAGTAGTAATTTTAAATCAAACAACCAGCACAACACTTACCGCAACAAATGCGCTACAAGTGCTAGGCGGCATCAGTGCCAAGACACTATTAATTACAGATTCTGGTTATATCAACGGCGCACAGATTGTTACATCATCAACGATTAACAGCTTCTCCGGCGGTACGATTAACAATTCATTGTTTATCGCAAGTACAGAAACATCAACCGGATCCACTACTGGTGCATTGCGAGTGTCGGGTGGTGTTGGCTTTGCAACTACATTAAATGTTGGAGGATTAGGTTCTTTCCTTAATACCGGAACAGCATTGTCTGTTACAGGCGATGCACGATTCAGTAGCACAATTTATGTTAACACAGTTTCTGCACTGACACTGGGATTAGATCTAGTAAGTATAGGAACGGGCACAGTTAACGCCAACGGAGTTGATTTATTAAGTCATCCAACTAACGTAAAATACGTAAGTGCGACCAGCGGTAAAAATACTAACGATGGATTCCGTCTAAATAGCGCATACGCTACTCTTGCCTATGCATTGACTCAGGCCACTACTGGCACGACAGTTTATCTTGCGGCTGGCACCTACACTGAAGTATTTCCTTTAACTATACCAGCAGGCGTTACTGTGCAGGGCGCCGGCATCCGTTCAACTATCGTTCAACCAACGTCTGGCTCAAATACCAACAATGGTTTCCTACTAAACGGCGAAGTATTAGTCAGCGACTTAACGATTGCCAATTTCTATAAACCAGGTTCGGGATTTGCATTTACATCAGGCGCGAAGATCACTACAAAGTCTCCTTACATACAACGTGTAAGTGTTATTACAAAAGGCTCAGTGACCAGTGCAAGTGATCCGTTTGGATTCAACCAAACTGATGCTGGTAACGGTGCAAAACTAGATGCAAGTTTATTAGATGCTACCAGCTTGGAACCAGCGGTGTTGTTTAACGAAGCAACGTTTATCGTTCCAAATGCGGTTGGTATATACATGACCAACGGTGCTCGTGCAGAATTACTAAACGGCTTTACATATTTTGCCAGCAAGTCAATTCAGGCCGAAGCAGGCGCAACAGGTTTTGCAGGTACAGGTAAGACAAGATTAAAACTTTCTGGCATAACAGGCTCATTTGGTGCTGGTGACATAATCACCTATAAAGATCCAAGCGGCAATACAAAAGCACAAGGTACTATTGCCAGCACTGACGGAACATACGTTTATCTAACAGGTCCAGTTTGGGGCTTTGAAACAATCACAGATCGCGCTGCCAAGACAGTTACTGCCTATGGCAATGCTAAACAAAGTACAGTTCAAAAGAAATTTGGAACCAGCTCTTATGTAGGTGACGGTTCAGGCGACTATCTAGAAGTACTAAGCGATAGTGATTTCCAATTTGGTAGCCTAGGTAGCTATACCGTAGAGGCATGGATTTATCTAAACAGTCTAGGAAAGGCTCAACGGATTTTTTACAAAGGTACAAATTTAGGTACAAGTATTAGATTTAGTGTAACTTCAGGTAACGTGTTATATGCCTTTCATGCTGGCGCAAGTATCACTGGTATTACTGCCTTAACTACGGGTGTATGGTACCATGTTGCTTTTGTTAGAAATGCAGCCTTGGGAACATTTAGAATATATCTAAACGGTACACTTGACGCCTACACAACCGGAGTAACCGGAAATGTAAACAATACTGATCCGGTAAGTATCGGCGGTATTGTGGCAACCGCGGGAGAGAGTCTCGACGGTTATATTGACGATTTTAGAATCAGCAATGTTGCAAGATATACTGCCGGAACATATACGGTTCCGACTTCTGCACAAACATCAGATGTTGCAACACTATTAATGTTGAACTTCAATGGTGGAAATCTGTCAACTGCGTTTGTTGATTCTGCTAATGGCACACAAAATATTATATCAAATGCGGCCGCAAGTGCGACACGTATTACGTTAGCTGATTATCATCAGTTTGGCGCAGAACTACGCTGTATTGGATCTGCATCAGTTTACGGTACACAAGGTGTTGTTGCTAACGGTACTGGTACAGACTTAAAATTAATTGCCTACAATATGAGTCATATTGGCTCAGGCAAAGATTTTTCAAATGACGATAGCCTTGCTGTCCAAGCAAACGAAGTTATTCAAACTAACGGCGGTCTTGTATACTTCCAAACTGTTGACCAAGGCGGCAACTTCCGTGTTGGCACCAGCTTCTTAATAAATGAACAAACAGGTAATGTAAGTTTTGGTAATGCTAACGTTAATCTGTCTAGCTTAAATCAATTACAGATCACTGATGGAAGCAATTATGCAACTATTCTTCCAACAAGTATCAGTGTTGGTAATTTAAGTATTTCTGGAAATAGCCTATCAGCGTTAAGCGGTGGAATTTCTATTACTCCGTCAGGTGGCATTGTTTCGATTAACAGTAGCGCAACCATTGGCGGCGGCCTAACAATTAGCGGATCATTTGCTGTTCCTGCATTAACTGACTCAACAAGCACAAATACAGGTGCTCTAACAGTTGGTGGTGGCCTGGGTGTTGGACTACAAGTTCAAGCTGGTAGTACAATTACAACATACAGCGCGGCTGGATCAACAAGTTCTATACTAAACAATGCGGTAACTGTTCCTAACGGTGGTATTGGTGCAAATACACTATACCTAACAGGTAAAGGTTATTCAGCAGGTAACGAGATTGTTACAACTGCTACTATTGGATCAAGCCTAGGTGGATTTGTTCCAAATGCACTACGTATTACAAGCCTTGCACAGAGCACAAGTACAAACACCGGCGCCTTAGTTGTTGATGGTGGTGTTGGTATTGGCGGCAACTTAACGATAGGTGGCTCCTTAAATCTACTAGGCGGTGGTAGTGTTTTAACAAACGTTACAGCTACAACTGATGCATATATTGGTGCAAGCGTAACTAAAACTGGTACTACTGCAACAATTAATATTGTTAACCTAGGTGTTCAAACAGTATCGGCTGGGTCAGGAATTTTTGTATCTGCTAATACAGGTACAGTGACAATCAGTAATACAGATACTCTAGATACGGTACTTGCTCGTGGAAGTTCAACGGCTCAAGCAATTACAATGACTGATGTTGAGTACAGCACATCAACAATCGCAGGCAATGCGTTAGCAGTCACTGGCGGTGTTGGCGCACGTTCTTTATACCTAAGTACAGAAGGTTGGATAGCAGGTGCACAGATTGTTACTTCAAGCACAATTGGTTCATTTGTTGGTGGACAGGCAGTTACAAGTCCGTTGCAAATTACCAGCACAGCTACCTATGCACTAAACATTCAAAACGGCGGCGCCTATATCGGCGGTACTGTTGTAATTGGCGGTAGCCTACAAGTTGCAGGAACTGTTACAAGTATCAACAGTACCAGCGTTGATATTGGTAACAAGTTAATTTTCTTAAGCACCTTAACAGGTAGTGCTATACAGTCAGCAGAGTCTGGTATCGTTGTTGGTAAAGATGATGGCATTGAAAATGATCGTTGGGCAAGTTTATTATTTGATGGCGGAGCAGGCGCCGCAGGAAATTGGGTCAGCAAGGGCGGATTAAATCCATTTGCAGACAGCACATATGGAATTGGTACTGTTGCACTACAATGGAACAGCGCATATATTAAAAATATAAATGCAAGTTCTGTAATAACAACAAGCTCAGTATACAACACAGGAACTATCGGCGGCAACGCATTACAAGTTACTGGCGGAATTGGCGCCAGAAGCATTTACTTAACTGACAAGAGTTACATCGGCGTTAATGAAATTATTACCACTGGTAACTTGGCAAACTTTGCAGGTACATATGATGGTCAAACACCACTACACTATCCTGTACAGATCGTAAACACAAGTACTTCGACATCTGTAAATTCTGGGGCGCTACAAGTATCAGGTGGCGCAGGAATCGTAGGGGACTTATATGTAGGCGGTTCGGCTCGTGTTGCCAACAGATTATATGTAACTAACACAGCAACTATTGGTTCTGGGGTATTATCTACAACTCCAACTAATGGTAGCCTAGTAGTTACTGGCGGTATCGGTGTACAAGGCAACATGATCGTCAATGGTACTATACAAAGTTATAGTGACATTACTGCTTCAAATTATTACTCAAGCGGCGGCGAAATTAGATTGCTTGCGCCATTCAATCAAATAACTGCATTAAATGGTCCGTTAGAAATAGCATCTACAGGATTAATAGATATTGTTAGTTTTAATAATATTAAATTAAGCCCGATAGCATTAGTAACTGTTGATAGTGCATTAACTGTTACTGGTGTTTCAAACTTTGATGGTCAGGCAGTTTACAGATATAATCAGTTAACAATATCAACAATAACTGGTGCTATCGTTGCAGTTGGTGGTATTGCTACAGGCGACAGCGTCTATGCTGGTAATAATATTACTGCCAACAACATTATTTCTTCAACTGCGGTTGCAATTAGTTCAAGCACTATTGCAGGCAATGCGATCACCGCCCCAGATGGCGGACTTGGAGCAAGAAGCCTATATCTAACAGACCAAGGTTATATCAATGGTGCATTGATTGTTACAACAGCAACACTAAATCAATACACTGGCGGCCAGATTGGTAACACACTAAACTTATCTAATACTACAAACTCACTGAGCACAAACACAGGTGCGCTAACAGTAGCAGGTGGTGTTGGTATTGGCAAAGATGTTGTAGTCGGTGGATCAGTATACTTGAGTGGCGACTTATATGTTAACGGCGCTCAAACTATAGTCAACTCAAGCAGTATCCAAACAGGCGATAAAATTATATATGTTAGCACCAGCGCACCATCGGCTATATTGGCCAGTGGTTCTGGTATCGCTGTCGGTAAGCCAGGAACAGTACGAGCAAGTTTATTATTTGATGGCGTAAGCAGTTGGAGCTCAAACGCAGGTATTAATCCAAGTGGACTAGGCATTGGACTAGGTACAGGATCAAATGCATGGAGTTATGGTTTCTTCAACACTATTAAAGTGCTTGGCAATACTTCATCAACAAATACATTAACCGGTAGCTTACAAGTTACTGGCGGCATTAGTGCAAGTGAAAACTTATACCTAGGTACAAATCGTACCAGCACATTAACAAATACATACAATGCATTAACAACGCTAGGCGGAGCCTACATTGGCGGCCAATTAACTGTTAGTGGACCAGATGCATGGGTCAACGGTAGTCCAATTGTTACAGCAACTGACAGCAAACAAATTGCTTTCACTAACACAACTGATGCAACCAACACACAAACAGCGGCATTTACTGTAGCTGGTGGAGTTGGCATTGGTAGCACATTGATTGTTGGCGGCCAGCAGTATATTACCAGCTTATTAGAATCAACAGTAACCAACACAGACAACGCATTAGTAGTATCTGGCGGTATATATGCCGACATGTTGATGGTTAACCAAATTGCAACTGTTAACGGCGGTGTTGTAATTACAACAGCAACTATCAATCAGTTCGCGTTCAACGGTGGAACCATTACCAAACAGATTATCATTAATAGTTCTACACAGGCAACAAGTACTATTACTGGTGCATTCCAGATTACTAACGGTGGTGCTGGCATCGGTGGCAACGTATACATTGGTGGCGAGTTGCGTGTTCAAGCTAACTCCTCAACATTCAAAGTAATCAATGCTGGTACAGCTACGATCACAACAGCTACAATTAGCTCAAGCATATTCAACACAGCGACCCAAGCAGGTAATGCTTTACAGGTAGTCGGTGGTGGTAGCTTTGGATACTTGCGTGTACAGAACCAAGCATGGGTAGGCGGCTATCCTGTCATTACATCACAGAACATCAACAGTTATTCCGGCGGTACAATTAATAACCCGTTGGTTATCAATAACGGTACACAGGCAACATCAACAACAACCGGCGCCCTACAAGTTACTAATGGTGGCCTGGGCGTAGGCGGCAATATTTGGTCAGGCGGATACTATGAGTTCGTTGATCCGTTTAATATTTCACCTACATATGACGGCTACTTTGGTATTAATGCAACATTAGATGCAGTCAACATTGGTTCCGGAGATACTGCGATTCCGTTGGCGTTTATACAAAACAAAAATGAAATAGGCAGAATTACAACTTATAATCCAAACGGAAGCGCAATTGGCGCAGTATTAGGTGTTGGTGTAACTGCTCCGCAATACGGTATACATCTATCAGGAAGCTCAGCAGGTACATTTGGTTGGATACAAAATGCCAACACAATGACTAACCTAGTAAGTCTCAACAACACACTACACAGTTCGTTGTTTGGGGGCGATACTTCTAAGATTGCTATTGCCGCGTTTTCAGGTGATAACGGTGCAACATTTGAACATTGGATTGCATCTGGTGGTACAAGTGCCGGCAGTCAAGTACCGTTGGTATTTGCGGGCGGAGCATGGGATAACAACCTTGGTACAAATACAACAGCTGAGTGGGCAAGATTTACCAGCACTGGTAACTTTGCGGCCAAGAACAATATTATTACAACAGCCGCAGGCTTCAGTACTGCGACCATTGCCAGTAACGCAATGCAGGTCAGTGGTGGCGGTTGGTTTGGTAACTTAAACGTAACCGGGGCGGCATGGGTAGGCAACAGTAAAGTTGTTACAGCGGCCACCATTGGTTCATACTCATTCAACGGTGGTACAATTACTACTGCATTGTATGTAAACACAACTACACAGGCAATAAGCAACTCGAGTGGTGCTATCCGAACAGCTGGTGGTATATCGGCAGTTGGTAACATCTACGCTGGTACTAACTTCTACGGTAATTTAATCGCTACTAACGTAACAGCAACTACAATCAACTCAGCAGGAAGCCCATTATCAATTGGCGGTGCTTTAACACTAAGCACAGCGACTGATCAGACAGGCGCAGGCACAGGTGCGTTGGCCGTAACTGGTGGCGCAAGCATTACCAAGAGCTTGTATGTTGGAAGCAATTTAAGCAGTACATCGACTGTTGGCGGAAATGCTCTGCAAGTTGTGGGTGGTATTGGTGCAAGTACATTGTACCTAAGCACAGATGGCTGGATTGGAAATGCACAGATCGTTACGAGTGCTAACATCAACAGCTTCTCTGGCGGTACGATTAACAACGCATTAACTATTGCCAACACAACAGATTCGATTAACACACAAACTGGCGCATTCGTTGTAACCGGTGGTGTTGGTATTGGCAAGAATTTATGGGTTGGTGGCAATGCAAACGTATTAGGTAGCATGTACCTAACAGGCGATCTGTACGTAGACGGTACACAAACTATTATTGACAGTACACGTATTCAGACTGGTGATAAAGGGATCTATCTAAGCACATCATCAAGTAATGCATCTCTTGCAATTAACTCTGGTTTATACATTGGTAACACTACAGCACCTTATGCTTCCATGTTGTTCGATGGTATCAACGCTTGGGTAAGTCAAGGAAATATTATTCCTTCTACATCAGGTGGTTGGAGTCTTGGAAATAACACAACACCGTGGAATACATTATATTCTATAACTGCTCGGTTCTCAGGAGCAGTTGAATCAACAACTACACAAACAGGTAGCCTACAAGTTGTCGGCGGAGCAGGTGTTGGTAAGAGTTTAACTGTTGGCAATACTGCAACAGTACAAAGCACCTTATTCAACTTAACCGCCGCAACTGGCAATGCAATTTACACACCTGGTGGTATTGGTGCCAAATATCTAAGCATTGATACAAACGGTTATATCAACGGTAGCCCAATTGTTACTGTTGCCAACATTGGCGCATACGCATACAACGGTGGATATGTAGCAAATGCTATCATTATCAATTCAACTACAAATGCAACAGCCGCACTGAACACAGGTTCGTTAGTGAACTACGGCGGAGCCGCAATTACTAAAGATGTCTACGTTGGTGGAATTGTTAACATTGCCAGTGTTGCCGCAAATACAACTACTATTGCTAATAATGCATTAAGTGTAGCAGGTGGTATTGGTGCTAACACATTATATATTGCCACAGCAGGTTACATTGGTACAAGCCCGATTATTACTGCGGCAAATATCAACAGCTTCTCAGGCGGCACGATTAATGCGGCCTTGACAATCAACAATGCCACACAATCAGTTAGCACAACAACTGGTGCATTGATTGTACAGAATGGCGGTCTTGGTCTAGGCGGAAATATATATACAGGCGGCTATGCGGCTATTGGTATAAACTACGCTCAAGCAGGTACACTAGGTAACACAGCGACTGGTAGCCTACAGGTATTTGGTGGTGCTGGTATCAACGGCAACTTGACAGTTGCAAGCCAAGGTTACTTTGGCGGCAACGTAGGTATTAATACAGCCCTTCCAGGCCAAGCACTTGAAGTTAACGGTAACATTGTTGCCGGATCATATAATAGCTCACGTGTACAGATCACAAACGCAGGCGGCTCACAGGCAATTTACGAAATTAAATTAACTGAAGCAAGTCCACGTTGGCAAGCTGGTCGTGATTTATTTGGATTAGATACTTCAGGTATTGCGTTCATGAACGCAAATCAAACCTTTGCCGCTGGCGGTGCTGGTATTGGTGCCACAAGTGGTAACAACGGCTACCTAGGTTTATATACAACCAATGGCACTTCACAAGCTCTACGTGTTACTATTGACGGTGGCGCACAAGGCGGTAACTTAGGTATTGGCGCAAGCAATAACCTACAAGGTAAGTTACATATCAACGGTGCAAGTGCAAGTGGTTATGGTATCTATGCTACTGGCAATAACGATCACCTATTAAGATCAGGAGCATCAGGATCATACGTTGATTTACAAATTACCAGAACTGGTGTTGGATCAAATGCAGACTGGAGATTAGGCGTAGCAGGAGCCGCAAGTAACTTTATTGCTACTGCGGCCGCAGGTGACGCTGTAATGACTTACGGTAGTAACTTGATATTTGCCAATGCCGCCAACTACGAAATGGCACGTTTTGGTAATGGTGCATTTACTATTGCAACAGCTACTCAAGCAATTAGTACTCAGAGCGGAAGTATTGTAACTTACGGTGGTGCAGGTATTGGTGGTAACTTGTTTGTTGGTGGCACAGCCAACATTACAGGCACAACATTTATCAGTTCTGCTATTGCAAGTACAAGTACTATTGCTGGTAACGCACTACAAGTTACTGGTGGTATTGGTGCTCAGAGCATCTACTTAACTAACAACAGCTGGATCAACGGTTATCAGATCGTTACAACACAAAACGTTGGATCGTTTACTGGTGCGTTTAACGGTGGTACAATTACTAATCCGTTGTTTATACAGAACGGAACCAATGCCGCAGGTACTGGTTCAGGTGCATTGTACACAACTGGTGGCATTGGCATAACACAAGACTTATATGTAGGTGGTCAAACAACTCATGTAGGTATTACTAACCTAAGCGGCCTAGTAACAGTTATCAATGCAACGAACGCAAGTTCAACAACAACAGCCGCAGTAAAAATTACTAACGGTGGACTAGGCGTAGGCGGCAATATTTGGACTGGTGGTAACATCAACTTTAATACCGCAGTTAACAAAATTCGTTGGCAGACTACACAAATTGCAGTCGGCGACGACGGCGGCGCTGGTCAAGGTTCAATATTCTTTAACAGTAACAATGCCGGTTATCCATCTTCAACAAGTTCAGTACAAAGCGTTGTAATTGGTGCCTATGCTGGCCCAGCATTAAGTGGTGCCCAGACTACCCTAGTTGGTAACAATGCAGGTTTCACATTAACCAGTGGTGTAGGCAATACATTAATTGGTTACAATGCCGGTAATTTAATTGCCGCTGGCACATATAATACCTATGTAGGTAATAGTGCAGGTGCAGGTAACAATTCAACATTAAGCGCAGGAGTCGGAGTTGGTTATCAAGCTCTACAAGTTGCAACAGGAAATCAAAACGTTGGTCTAGGTTACCAAGCAGGTAAGTCAATTACCAGCGGTGCCTACAACGTGGTAATTGGTGGTATTGATGGCTCAACTATTGCCGCATCGAGCAATAATATACTACTTGCAGATGGCCAAGGTAACCTACGTGCTTCGTGGGACAGCGCAGGTATACAAACACATCCTGGACAAATTAAAGTTACCAACGTTACCAGTGCCACAAGCACTATAACCGGTGCTGTAATTATTTCCGGCGGCCTAGGAGTTGCTGGCGACATTTATGCTCGTAACATCTACGCTAACGGTTCTCTAGTTGGTACAGGTAGCGGAGGCGGATCAGGCGGATCATCAACTTCTACACCGTACATTGCAGTTACAAGTGCAACAGTATCTATTTCAACAGTAACAGGTGCAGAGATCGTAACTGGTGGTGTTGGTATTGGTAAAGACTTGTTTGTCGGTGGTCCAGTATCAATTGGATTGAATACATTCCTAAACAGCGGCGCTAACTTACAATTATCTGGCAATCAAATTTCAAGTGGTGCTAACGTTGCACAAGGATTGTATGCACAAGGCGGCAACGCATTAGTATACAGCAATGATTGGTCAGTAGGTAACTGGAGTAAGTTAAACGCAACATACCAAGCAGGTAGCACATACAGCCCAGACGGAACATTAAATGCCACTAAACTTGTTGAAACAAGTGCCAACGGTAATCACTACTTCCAGCAGACTATCAGTCAAACTGGTCCAATTACAGTTAGCGTGTTTATGCAATCCGCTGATCGTACATACGGTGCAGTTAACATCACTATCGCAGGACAAGCACATACAGCATGGTTTAACTTGTCAACAGGCGCAGTAGCAAATACAGCAGGAGCATTGTATCCTGTACAAGGACGTTGCGAATTTGTTCCATACGTTGGTACAGGTAACTGGTATCGTTGCTCATTAACAGTTTGGGCACCAACAAGTGTAACATCAACAGCATTTGGTATCTACACAGCGATTGGTAGTGGTACAGTTATCAACGATAGCTTGACATCGTACACAGGTACAGCAGGATTTGGTATCTATATATTTGGTGCGCAGGTAGAGTCTGGTTATATCGCAGGATACTACACACCTTCAACAAGCGCGGCGATTGCTTCAACTACAAATAACTTGTACTCCGGTGGTAGCTTGTATGTAGCAAGCACAGCAACAGTTGGTGGTAGTGCAGTAATTACTGCGGCTACATTGATGAGCAGTATTAACGGCTCTATGAGTGTTGGAAATACTTTAAGAATTACCAACACAACCAATGCTACAGCAACAGCTACAGGTGCATTGATTGTTGACGGCGGTGTTGGCATTGCAGGTAACGTATACATCGGTGGTACACTATACGCAACAGCTAAGAGCTTCTTAATTGACCACCCAACTAAGCCGGGACAGAAATTACAATACGGTTCGTTAGAAGGACCAGAGAACGGAGTTTATGTACGTGGACGTTGCACAAGTGGTGTAATTGAACTACCTGATTATTGGACTACATTAGTAGATGAAGGTTCAATAACAGTTGATATAACACCAATTGGTACGCATCAGAAACTGTATGTAGACCGTATTGAAAACAACAAAGTTTATATTGGTAATGAAAACATCATGAGTAAGAAAATCAACTGTTTCTATACAGTATGGGCCGAACGTAAAGACGTTGGCAAACTAGACGTAGAAGGAGGAAAATAATATGTCAGTAGCAATAGGACCTTTTATTCCTCTTTCAGGATTGGCGTTCATGGCTGATCCACGTAACACAAAATGTTATCCAGGCACAGGTACAGCCGCATTTAATCAAATAGATAATCAGGGGCTAACACTGAGCTCTGCAAGTGCATGGTCGGGTAACTACTTTACCCCAGGCGCGGCATTTACTATCGCCAGTAATAACTCCTATTCACTAAGCATGACTTCGGGTTATACTGTAATCCAGTTTATGAATTTAATAAGCCGGGCAGGCGGAACATTTGGTTATACTTCTGGTTCAAATACCGCCAACTTGTACATGGGTAATGCGACAAATATGCGTTGGCAAACTTACCTAACAGGTGGCGACTTGACTTCAAATTCAACAGTACCACTGAATACATGGCATTGCTGGGCAGGAAGTTTTAGCGGAACGGGCTCTGCAGGCGGAACAGCAACAAGCAAACTTTACTATAACGGAGTACTAGATGCTCAAAACAACGTAGCAGGATCTGCAAGTATAGCTGGTAACTTCCAGATATTTTACAGCGGCCCACCTAACGGTAGCATTGGACCCACATTATTTTACAACAGAGTACTAAGTGACCTTGAAGTAAAAACATGCTTCCAAGCATATCGAGCAAGTTTTGGAATTTAATAGACCGATAAATATAGGAACAATGGAATAAGAGATGGCATATACTGATCGTAATATTTTAATAACGCCAAACATTGGTTCAAGTACAGCTGAGCCGATAATAAGGTTCATCGGCGGTGGCTCAGCCAGCTCTGCATCTACATATATCCGTGTACTAGATAACGGCACACAAGCATGGGAAGGTACGAACGGACAATTAAAAAGTGTAATTGACAGCATGGCTGGACAGTTGTTTACAGTTACTGATAAGAGCGGTATACCTAGCGTTATTGTACAAGACACTGGTGTAGTTAATATTGCACCTTACAACGGTATTACATATATTGGCGCATCAACGAGCCCAATCCAATCTACAAATACACAAACTGGTAGCCTACAAGTATTTGGTGGCGCAGGTATTAGTGGAAACTTAAACATTGGCGGCTCGTTCGCCATGAACGCCAACTTGGGTGTTGGTGGTGCAGGATCTACCTACGGTATTACAGTTTCAACAACAACAAACGTTGCAGGATACTTTTATGACAATGCATCATTAAGAGCAGTTGCAATACAGGTCGGTAACAGCACATTTCCGTTAGGTCTAGGCCTAAACTCATATAACGTAGCAGGTACAACTTATGTAAGTGGCACAGGATTTAATGCACAAGTTCAATTAACGTCTGGAAATTTAAACTTTCTAGTATCAAGTGCCAGTCAATCAGCTGGTGCCATTGCTACACAGTTAAACGGATTAACAGTTTCAGCAACTGGTATTTTAGTACCACTATCAACAGCAATTACGGTTGCATCTGGTGTCGCAACAACGGGCACTGGTGCTATAGTTACCTACGGTGGTATATCAGCAGGCGGTGGCCTTGTAACCGGTGCTGATGCCTTCCACAGCGGAGTGCGTATTGGTACAGGTAACTCAAATATTGCAACAAACTTAGTACTAGGTACAGGTGCAGGAGCCGCACTATTAACAGGTGGTACGAACGCATTAATTGGTTATCAAGCAGGTAATGCTCTAACAAGTTCTGCAGGTAATACTGCGATTGGCTATCAATCACTATTGGCACAAACAGCAACAGGCGGTAATAATACTGCGATCGGTTATCAGGCCATGTACACAGCCAACAATACTGCTATGCAAAATAACGTTGCTATTGGGTATCGTGCGCTAGGTACAGGTAACGGTGGCTTCTACAACAACACGGCAATCGGATATCAAGCTGGTTTCCAGATGGCAGGTGGCTATCAAAATACCTTAATTGGCTACAATGCAGGTAACGCACTAACCAGCGGAGCAAGTAATACCCTGATTGGATTTGGTGCTGGTACAAGCATCGGAGCCGCGATCAACAACGCAGTTATTATCGGTGGTAATGCTGGTGGTACGATTGTTGCCAACGGTATTATTATTTCTGACGGTGCAGGCAATATTAGATTAATTGCCAACGGCAGTGGTGACTTTACAGTTAACTCAACTACTGCGGCTAACGGTACAGCAGGTACAGGTGCATTCGCAATAGCAGGCGGAGCAAGCATTGCGAGTGGTCTAACACTAGGCGGAGCACTATACATTGGTGGATCTGCAGGAACAAGTGGTTATGCACTAACATCAACTGGTACTGGTCTTGCATGGGCACAGACTGGTGTTACTGTCGCAAACATTACAACCAACGCTACCTATTATCCAACATTTACAAACTCAGTAAGTGGTGCTATCACAACGCTAAACGTTAATAGCGCATCACTAACTTATAATCCAGGTACTACTACATTATCTTGCCCAACACACATTGCTACAACAACATTCCAGGGACCAATTGGTTCAGGTGTTACAGCATACTCAGGTAACTTTACAACCATTAACGGGTCAGGTCAGCTTACTGTTAGCGCAACTGGTGTTACACATACTATCACTGGTGCGGCATCAGGTGCATTGACTCTAAACAACAACTCAGCGGCAGTAGGCGGCGGCGTATGTTTACAGGTTAATGGTTCGGGCGATATTAACGTCACAAGCGGTGGTAGTTTATTCTTTGGTACCTACAATTACGGTACTGGTACGTATTTGCGTGGTAATGGTGGCGGCGAATGGTATCTGTATCGTTCGGGAAACAACACACTACAATCTAGCGGTACTGGCGCAATACAGGTTAACGGTTTACTATATGTGACCAGCGACCTTTACACTAATACTTCTGATATTAGGTTAAAAACAGTTCTTGCTCCTTTAACCAGTGCAAGTGCAAAACTTAAAACGCTCGATACATTTATCTATGTAAACAACGAGCTGGCTCTTAGCCTAGGACAAAAATCCACCCGTGAACAAGTTGGTGTGAACGCGGCACAGGTACAGGCAGTACAACCACAAGCTGTGGGAATAGCACCATTAGATGTAGACGAAAACGGTCTATCTAAGTCCGGAGAAAACTATCTAACTGTACAATACGAAAAATTAGTACCGTTAGTAATAGCAGGACACAACGAACATTCAGACGAAATTGCGCAGTTAAAAGAAGAAATTGCGCAGTTAAAAGCATTAGTAGCAGGGCTACTTAAATAAATAATAGTAACAAGAGGACACTAACATGGCATTATACATTGGTAACACTAACATTATTCCGGGCATTTATCCGCTACCCAGCTCGGATACTTACTGTCGCGGAGCAACCTTAGTAACTGACGGAACCAACGCATTCTGGACTTATCCAGGTAGCCCATCGGGTAATCCACAAGCAGGTTATAGATACCGTAGTGTCCTAACACACGGATTTAGTGCGGCTGGATACAAGGGCGGTAATGCATGGCGTGCTCTTAACAAGACATGGCATTCAACAGACATTACCTACTATTGCGGTGAGCAGTTGATGTACACCGGCGACTACATGGACGGTTTCTTTAGTGATTACAATGGTTACTCTTTAGGTACAAACAACGGCTTCGGCGGCGCAAACAGCCACACTGACAGTTTTAACCTGTACACAGGTTTGAATCGCAGTAAGACAGGCGGAACATTTAGTCCTTATTCATTCGGTTATGTAGGTGACGATCCGCAAGCAGTTATGGGCTATGGTACTGTGGGCGGCTGGGACATGTCAGTTGCACGTCGAGCTCAGGGAGCAACAAGCGCGGCAACTTATCAATATGGATATTGCACAGGCGGTGGCCCAAGCTCAACAGAAAAAATGCACTTTCCATCAGAAGTTATGTATACTACTACTGGTAACAATCGTGGAGGTGGCCCAACTTCTGGTTGTGGCGGTCAAGAAATTTCTTGGTTCTCAATCGGTGGCGGTTCGTCAGGCATTTATCATTCAAATGACAGCTGGTTTGGTTCTCCAACACAGTTTACTCCAGACGGATTTATGAAATTGTTAAGCACCAAGTATGGCTGGCATTACAGCGGTACAGGTAACAACGTACAGCAAGGTCGTGTGCAGTTTAACGAAACGTCTGGTTCAGCTATTGCTTACTTCTCACAGATATCAGCATATGGAGAAGACGTTATGATGGCAGGACAAGATTGGGGTTATATGACTGGTAACTATGACGGTCAGCAGAATAACAAGTGCGATAAGACAACTTATAACAACAACGCACAAACACGTATGCCAGCGGCAACACGTAATAAAGGGCACTATGGTGCAAGTTCAGGTCACGCAGTTTCTGCGGCGGCAACGGTAGCAAGTTCAGGACGTCCAGGAGTTTAATATGCCAGATAACAATCCAAATAATCGAGAAGTAGAGTATTCAGTAGACTTTTGGGATGTATCAGTATATCCAAACGTAGAAGCATTACCACCGGCATTGTACAGCGGCGATCCAACGTATGATGTAAATCCTTTTGTGAATACCGAAATAATATACATGATAGTAGGAGATCATGTATTACCTAACTCATTGTTTGAAAGCATCCACAACGATCCTGCAATGTATTGCGAAGAATTATATTCATTGTTCAATGTACAATGTGTAGCAATGAGCAAGCATTTGTATGATACGCTACATTATACCTGGCCTAGAGCAAAAATTAATTTTATCTCTGAAAGTATGGCTCGAAATGGAAAACAATTCTTTGCAGACTATCGAGCCGCAGGTAAAGTTTGGATCTCAAATACAGAAGATAGAGCACACGGACCGGATGGTATTTCTCCAACACAAAACTTAGATGCGGGATTCAAACTAGAAGTAGCAATCACAGATGATATCGTAAAAGATGTTCGAGATTTTATGTTCTTGTTTGCAAAAGAAACTGTTGAAGATGAGTTTGAGCGCAGATACATGACAATGGCTCCGAGCGGTAAATTAGAGCAAGCATCATGGGAAACACAAAAACACGAAGCCCGTGAATGGTTGACTAACCGAGGTCAAAACGGATCACGTACACCGTTTTTAGATTATCTAGCAACTTCACATAACCGTGATAAAACAGCATTAGCAAATAAAATTTTAGAAAAAGCAGAAGTATATGAGGATCAGCTATCTGATTTGCTCGTAGCACAACAAAGAGTCATAGCCGATTTCAAAGCGGCCCAAACTGTGTGGGATATAAATATTCAATACGAAAGGTACTTCGGATTGGCTGTTCCTATTAAACAAGCACAAGAAATGGGATGGACTGAAGGACCTGATAATACAATAAGAAAAACACAGGTGCCACATGGATTCCAATTCTAAAAAAACAAACACATACATCAAAAACATAGAAAATATCGTAGCTTCGGATGTAAATGAAATACATATCGATGATGATTTTCTAAAAAGGTACGACATGGGCGATTTCGAAAAAGAAATCATGACCTATGCCGTACATTCAAACATGGGCATGACTGCCTATCAATGCCAAAACTTTGTAGCCCGCAGTCAACTTACCCCATGGCGTCAAGTTCGACAAGCCTATATGGAGCTCGAATCACGCTATCACGCTTACCAAGAAATTAAAGCAAGCCTTCGAAAAGCAGAATTGCTACGAAAAAAGTGGGTACGCGACCAAGCTGAAGCGGTAGATGAAATTGCTAAAGAAATGTTACAAGTAGATATTGATAAAAATGACTATGATATCACTATTTGGAAACGTAAAATGTTGCAAGCAGAACGTGAAATTAATGCGTTCCTAGAGATTGTTAAATTCTATGCAAAGACTGAGGAAGATCTTGAATGGTTTGCCGCAGAAAATGCAGAAGAAGAACGCAAGTATTGGATCGCACGTATGGGTAAACAGGCCGCAATGGATATTATAAGTTACGGTCGAGTTGCATCTGGTAATATGGACAGTATTGCTATGATGCCAGAAGGCGATCAAATCGAAGCTCTACAAATGGCCACAAAGTATGCTGGCATGGTCCAAGCAGGGATACATAATATATCGTTAGGAGTACAGAGCTCCGTCGATAAATTACTAGAGAGTAGAGATGAAAGAATCCCAGACTTCTGCGAAGACGCAAAAAATATTCAGCTTACCAATCAACCCAAAATTAACGGAAGCACAATACTTTAATTTTTTAGAGTTTTGTAAGCATTATAAAGATTATATCTTTGATATATACTTTACATCAAGAATTGCACCGTTTAATCAAGATGCAATGGGAGACATATTTGTTTCTCAGCAAGACGCATTTTCTGTAATAGATGCCGCGTTCAACCTTAACAGGGAGACCGGCATCCCTCTTTGTGCTACTTTCAACAATATAGAAGTACCACCCACCCAAGAAAATCTCAATATTTGGCTAGAAAATTTCCAGCCGTTATATGATGCAGGCATTAGATCAGTAATTCTTCCGCACACACATTGGATGAGTACTGGACAGATACAAGCACGGTATCCTGATCTGTATGTTAAGAATACTATTCTGCGTAAGGTACGCACACCTTCTGAATTTGTTGCTCATGCAAAAGCGGGCTTTGACTATGTGTGTATCGACCGTGATTTGATGCGTGACCAAGAAGCACTGGCCAGACTAAAAACTGCCAAATTGTGGGTCAAAGAAAATCTAGGTCGAGATGTTACTATCAGTCTCCTAGCAAATGAAGGTTGCTTAGGTGCTTGTCCAATGATGGATGAGCATTATCAATTCAACAACACTAGAGATTCAAGTCGTCCACAATACTTCAATGATGCAATTAGTCGTGTAAGTTGCCCTAAATGGGATCACGAAGATCCGTCAGTTCCTCTAAAGACTGCTAACCTGCCTCCTTGGAGAGAAGATTGGGTAGAGCTACTCGAATATGTTGATGTGTTTAAAATGCACGGTCGTGAAAGCATCGAACGATTCCACGAAACACTTGATATCGTTGCAGGATTTATCGAAGGCGATGAAATTCTGTTTGATGGATTTGAACAGTATATTGAAGAAGGTAACTTAACAGAAAAACCAATCAACGTCTGGCGTGAAAAAATTAAAACGTGTAAATTTGACTGCTGGGAATGCCAATACTGCGATAAAGTTGTAAGTAAAAAACAAAGCGAACCGGTTAGTCCGAGGATCCAACAGGCCATTGATGCTGTGTTGAATAGTGCCATTGACATGATAAACATCGATGTTCCTGGGCTAACAAGTTGGAAGATGGAAAGCCTTATCAATAAATTAGCTAAGAATTCTACACGCTATTTAGAAGTAGGTAGTGCATTAGGTGCAACTGCATGTGCCGCACTAAAAGACAATAACCTAGAAGTAATTTGTATTGATACATGGCAAGACACTTACCAACCAGCAAATGATATCTTTGAAATGCCACCTAATAATAAAGAAGATTTTATTACCAACGTAAAACGATTTAAAGGTGACAACAAAGTTATAGTTTATGAATCAGATTTGTTTGCTGTTAACTTAGATGAAATAGATCCTGTAGACTTTTTCTTCTATGACGGACCACACGATCCTAATACTACAGCAAAAGCTATCAAATACTTTTCTAAAATATTAGCTAATGAAGCATTTATTCTAGTTGACGATGCTAACTGGGAAGGTGTTGTTGACGGAACTGACGCTGGTATCAAAGCCGCAGGTTTAGATGTTGTTTACTCTAAAGTAATTCTAAACAATCAGGAAGATTTAACTGCTTGGTGGAATGGATTCTACTTGTTAGTAGTCCGCAAATCAAGTTAAGATATCAATTACGGTATCTATCTTAGCTTTAATAATCTTATTATTAAGTGTAACACGCACACCATTGTGTAATGGCTTTGGTGTGTGCTCTATATCACACCATGCATACCCAACGTGTTCTTCGTTTAGTTTTGGTATGAATTCTTCTTTTGTTAGTAGCAAATATGTGTGGTAGTAAAACCCTTCGTCTTTGCTGGTAAACAACTCAAGGGGAACATACTTGTCTATTGATGGCAAGAAACCAACTTCTTCTGTGATTTCTCTGTTCAATGTAGCAATAGGAGTACCGTCTAACGGCTCATTTTCGCCACCAACAATACCCCATGTGCCAGCAGTTTTACCTTGATTACGCAAAAGAAATAAAAATCTTTTAGTATCTGTTGCTAAAAATATTCCACCACTACAAATTATATTGCTCATAAAAATAATCGCCAATTACCAGATCGGTATTCACCTTCGTAACTCTTGCCCCACATGGAGCCATCCCAGACATATTGTATGCCTGTTCTAGTATTAGTTATATAAGTGAGATCAGTAACTGTGCGCGAATCGAAAACAACAGACCAGTGAGAACCGTTCCATGTTACGATATCGTTTGCGTATGCCACAAGATATGTTGCATCTGAATTACGCCAGGCTTTAGCCGCAGTATCGTTAGCAATAGCATAGAATAATTTTGGATCTGTGTTAACATCTTCTAATATGAGATATCTTATACCAGCAACAGGATTAGCAGGATCAAATGTAGTGGGATCAACAATGGCATCAACGTATGTTTTTCCACTACTTGGGGGAACTTGGGTGTTTGCTGGGATCGTATCTGAGTCTATGTCAAGATGCATAATAGACTCGTCATTAGGATCTAGACTAATACGTGCAACTATCTCTGACCCGGACGGTTTCTTTATTCTAATTTGACTCAGTCCTGCTGTAAATTTTCCAGGATATAGATCTAATATTCGCAACCAGCTGATGTTTGTTCCATATTTAAACGGGACTTCATCATCAGTAACACCTTCGGCAGGTGCTAATAATTTTGCTGTGCTGTTTAGCACCAATATTCCCAAGTTACCCAGTGTCGTGCCTTCTACTGATACTGCTTGTCTACCAGCAAAGTAGTCAACTTCTCCACCATTATGATATCCGCCTTCGTTTAGTGTTCCGGCAGGCTCGACAAATATTGAAGTGATGATGTTGGTAATAATGCCCATCTGTTTGACTTTTGCAGGAGTTGTTAACCATATAGGTGTTTCGAATTGCATAGTACAAATGTCAATATCTTGCTCTGTACCCTGTGGAATTTGTCTACTACTAAAAGTTAGTTCAGTGAGTTCCAATGTACTTAGGCTGGTCCAATCTAGATAATTGTCAGTTGTTTGTAATTCTAAACTAGGTCGAAACAACACTAATAACTGTTCAATTAACTGTAATTTTTGATCTGTGTTAGTGGTCCAAATGTCTGCTTGGAAAGTTAAATCATAAGGAACAGGCATTAACCGTTCAACGGTGTAGTTTTCGCCCTCTACATTGATATACTCGTCTTGTCCTGTAGCAGGATTATACCAAGAATCTCGCTCTTTGATATGCACCTTGCTGATATGTGTAGGTTCCTGTATTCTATTTCTAGCTACTTTAAGATCTTTAATGTAACAGGCGATAAAAGGAGCACTCGGAATAGTGTTTTCACTGTTCTTCTTTTGTATCTGTGCTACTTGTCTATTCATGTCACCGTAGCGAACAGGAACTTGCACAATTTTTCCCTTGGCATCTTTATAACTAAAGTTGCTCATTAGACGCATAAACTGTGTTAGATAACGTCTTATCTGTCCATCATAAAAGAACTCCATCTTAATTGTCCGCCTTTGGTCTTAGTGCTTTACTTAATGACTGACGTTGCTGTACAACCTTAGTCCCGATAGTAGCAGTAGTTGTGTTATTGATAAAGCTGGTAACTTCTGTTTGTCTTGTTTGACTATTTGGTGTTTGTTGATTACCATTTTTTGGAGTATTGGTCACATCCATTCTAACATTATCTTCAAATTTAATCCAATGTGATCCGTTGAATCTAAACAGTCGATTTGGAAAATAGTCTGTTCGTAGATGCATCTGGCCTAATATAGGTCGTGCTGGCCATTCTATTCCAAATGTGTAAGGTGAACCATTCGCAGGCTTGCCATCTTCGGTAATATAACCTACGTAATAGTTGTGATCAGGAGTGCGTAGAACCATAGATGCATCAATCGCCCCCTGGGCTGTAGTGTCTACGTTAGTATCACTAACATCTTCAACATCAGCGAACCCTTGATCATTCGTAGGAACTACATAAAACGGAGTTGTGTCATAGCCGCTTCTCGGAAGATCTGCTTCTGCTTGGGCCAAGACAGCATTGTTCGTTGCGATGGCACCGTTGTAATTAGATAGCAAATCTCTTAAGGTTTGATTCGTATCATTTCCTTGAGTATCTGTTTGCTTTTCATCTAATATTTCGCTAAACTCCTGACTATCTATCATTGGTACACATTTTAATTTTAGTAAATGTGGGTACCAAGTAGCACTAAATCCTGTTGCAGGACGAGTAACCTCCTGCACAACATAAAATCTTTTTAACGCAACCATTGCGTCATCTAATGCATACTCATCTTTTAAGTGGGGTAATTCAATAACATCCCCTGACATAATTTTGCGACCTAAGGACTCTACACTTGAGCGTAAATGTAGATGGAGCATGATGGCATCATTTTGTAAAAAAATACCAAATTGACTTAGATTAAAATCTAAATCTTGCATTGTGTATATTGATCGCATGATGTAAACATCTGGCGAATAATGACGATCTCTATTTTCCATTAGTAATACGTCTTGTATTCCTAACTCACCTATTGGGTTAGTATTGACAGGAACAGACGGGCTTGCTTCTCCGTCTTGCGGATTTACAGGACCTAGGTATTTGTGTATATAGATATCGGTGCCCCCGACCTGAAATTGTTCATTAATCAACCGGTCTAGGAACTTGAAATCGTTGCCCTTTTCGGGACGGTATAAAGAGAGTCTTGGCATAGTAGTGTATTTAACTAAATATAAGCATGAGTGATACAAGTAACGCCCGTCAAGAAATTATAGATTACGTTAAAAACATGCTAGGCGACGGCATGGTTGACGTTGAACTTGAGCCTAAAAATTATAACACAGCCATAGATCGAGCCCTAGCTGTATATCGTCAACGTAGTGCAAATAGTGTTGAAGAAAGCTATGCTTTTTTAACATTGGATCAAGACGTTAACGAATATCAATTAGCACCCGAAGTTATGAGTGTTCGTGAAGTATTTCGTAGAAGTATTGGTTCACGCACCGGCGGTGGCGATACTGGCACTTTATTCGAACCATTTAACTTGGCCTATACCAACACATATTTGTTAAGTAGCAGTAACATGGGCGGATTGGCCACATATTTTGCGTTTGCAAGTTATCAAAATTTAGTGGGTAAAATGTTTGGTAGTTTTATTAACTTCCGATTTAACCCTGCTAATAAAAAACTAACACTAATGCAACGTCCTAGGGGACAAGAAACTTTGTTACTATGGGTTAATAATCATAGACCAGATTTTGATCTTGTAAGAGATCCTTATGCAGGTATATGGGTTAAAGACTATACATTAGCAAACTGTAAAATTATTCTAGGTGAAGCTCGTAGTAAGTTTAGTCAAATTGCAGGACCACAAGGCGGCACCACATTAAATGGCGATGCTCTAAAAGCTGAAGGTCAGCAAGAAATCGAAAAATTAGAAACTGCAATTAGAAATAGCGAAACAGGCGAAACTCCAATGTGGTTTGTAAGAGGTTAATATGAAAATACGTGAATTAATGGAAGCACATTCCGGCGGTACTATTCCAAAAGACCTCAAAGATAAGAGCCAAGGGTCTATGCTGATGCGAGACAAAGGCGGCTATGATCGCAACTATCATTTAAATCGTATTATGATGGCCACAGCAATCGCCGACGGCTCTAGTAAAAAACCTGTAGAAATGGACAGTTCTAGCTTTACAGAAAAGTATAACGTGGCGTTCCCATACACTGATCTAGAGCATCTTATGATGATGCAGGCCATGGCTACAATTCCCACAGATGGCAAAGAACTTGCCAAGCGAAGCAAGAGTGTAGAACCATCCGACACTAATATCCAAAGTCCAGTATCAAACTGGAACACAAAAAAGTCCACCAATAGATCCAAAAAGGATTGACCTTTACATCATATTGTAATAAAATATAGTATCGACTAAGGGGATACTATGATTATTGGCGTGTGTGGATTTATTGGGTCTGGCAAAGATACCATTGCAGACTATCTAACTAACTTTCACGGCTTCCGTCGAGAATCATTTGCAAATTCCCTTAAAGATGCCGTAGCCCAGGTGTTTGGTTGGGACCGAACCATGCTAGAAGGCCGCACTAAACAAGCCCGTGAATGGCGTGAACAAGTAGATCCGTGGTGGAGTGAACGTTTAAAAATGCCTAACTTAACTCCACGCTGGATTTTACAATACTGGGGTACAGAAGTATGCCGCAAAGCGTTCCATGATGATATATGGATCGCCAGCTTAGAAAACAAACTACGTAATAGCAAAGACGATATTGTTATTAGTGACTGTCGTTTTCCTAATGAAATCAAGTCAATCAAAGATGCAGGTGGATTTGTTGTTCGTGTTGTTCGAGGCCCTGAACCTGAGTGGTATCAAGACGCTGTAAACATGAATGCCGGTGACAAAAATATGAGCTATGCAATCAGCAGTGAACGTATGAAACGCAGTAAAATACACGCCAGTGAAACTGCATGGGTTGGAACTAAGTTTGATGCCGTTATGGATAATAACGGAACCATAGACGATTTGTTTGCCCAGGTTAAAAGTCTGCTCGAAGATCCCCTCGTTTCCAAGGCAGTTTAAGTTGGTGCAATAATCTCTGACAGTTTGCGCATACTGTTTTAAGATTAGCATGCCGACAATTTTCTAAATTACCATCGACAAAAAATACATCAAATTGATCAGAGTATTTGCTTGTAAAGTTACATCTATCACAAGTATCTTTTTTCTTGTATCCTGCTAACTGCCACTTGGCCATGCCTGGCTCTCGACCCCTCGAACAGTGGTCACACATCTTCCGATAGAAAGTTCTTTCACCTTTGCGATAATTAATAGCAACTGGTCTCTTCTCGCATGTTTTACATAATGATCTAATCATACCCGCCCTTTTTGTGCCCTTTTCATAGGTATTTAACCAAGTAAAATTTGGTGCAACCGCTAAATACTGATGAACAAACCATTACATGGGAGATGCATAGAATGGCAACATTAAATTCACCAGGCGTATCAGTAAGCATAGTAAACGAGAGTTTTTATACTCCGGCGGCCCCAGGGACCGTACCTCTAATCTTTATTGCAACTGCCGCAAATAAACAAAATTCTTCAGGAACTGGCACTGCGGCCGGTACTACAAGTAAGTATAAAAATCAAGTTTGGACTATTACAAGTCAGAGAGATCTTACAGATACATTCGGTACTCCATTCTTCGAAGTTGATTCAGGTAATAACCCAGTAAACGGCGGCGAGCGTAACGAGTATGGTTTACAAGCCGCATATTCAGTGTTGGGTGTAAGCTCAAGAGTATTCGTTGCTCGTGCAGATGTTGACCTTGGCCAATTAGTTGGCGAGAGTTCAGCACCTGTCGGAGCACCAACTGGTGGAACATATTGGTTAGATACTACGAATACTAAATTTGGTGTATTTGAGTGGAACGCAACATCGGGCTCATTCAGTGTACAATCTTTATCAGTTATTGATACTACTAACTCTGCGATTTCAACAGTTAACGATGATGGCGTAACAATTCAGCCAGGATTTGGAGCATTGGGCTCATATGCAATATGCACAGATCACGGCAATACTAACGTAGCTCAGTATAAGAACCAAGACGGTAATTGGGTTATAGTTGGTAGCTCAGGCGAAACAGCATTTGCTACAAACGCCAACGTAAGCACTTTCAAATCAACATCTTGGGTAACAAGTTATCCAACAGTTGCAAGTACAACATCAACAACTAATGCAAGTTTTGCTTCTGCATCAGGTTCGTTGATTATTAACGGTACTACTGTTGCAGTCAGCACAGCTTCTACAGTTGCAACCATTGCCGCAAGCATTAACAGCACATTACACACAAGTGGAATCGGCGCTAAAGCTGAAGCAGGTAAGTTAAACATCTATGTTGATGCACTTCCTGGAACAGTTACTATCGGCGGTACTAACAGCACGTTAGCTACTTTGGGCTACTCAGCTAAGACATATTACGGTCCACAGCTATTCGTTGGGCCACACACTCAATATCCAGATTTTAGCGCACGACCAAGTGGTTCTGTTTATGTTAAGACAACAAGCCCTAATCAAGGTGCAAGTTGGATTGTAAAACAATACAATGCGACTGCTCAAAATTGGACACAAATTGCCGCACCTATCTATCCAGATGCACAAACAGCAATTTACAATTTAGATAAAGCATCAGGCGGTTCAAAGATTTCTGTAGGTACATTGTTTGTTGAAAGCAATTTTAACCACGGTAATGGAACAGCTACTACATCAAGTAACTTTGCTTCGCTAACAGATTTCCGTATTTGGAGACGCTCAGCAGTTGCCCCTACAACAATTACCAGCACTTCATTATCACCAGCACCTACACTACCAAACGGTTCAGTGTTAACGATCAAGGAAAGTGTTCCAGGTTCATCTGCATTAACAAATGAAGTAGCAGTTACCTTAGTCGGTACAACATTGGCCGCATTAGTTACTAATATCAACGCAGGCGGATTAACATATACTTCAGCAGTTGCAAATGCAGACGGCACGATTTCAATCGTACACTCAACAGGTGGCGAGATCAAATTTAATGATCCAGGTAGCATCTTATCTGCCGCCGGTTTTGCACCATATACATATAGCACAATAGCTGATACATGGACAGGTACTACAAACTTCTATGCCGCAGGCACAAAAGAAGTAGACGGATATGACTTTAAAGCAAGTAACTGGGCTCCATTAGTGTTTACTTCACTAAAAACAGCTCCTACATCTAGCCCAGCAGACAGTACATTATGGTACAGCAACGTATTCAATACCGTTGACATCATGTATCATAACGGTACTAAATGGACAGGTTACAAAAATGCTTTCCCAGCATCAGATCCAGCAGGTCCTATTATTTCAGTAACACAGCCTGTTACACAAAGTACTGGCGCCGCATTAGCCAACGGAGACGTTTGGATCCAAACAGGCGACATGGACATGTACGGCAAAGACTTTTATGTTTACAACGGTAACACATTGAAGTGGGAAGCACAAGATCCTACAGATCAAACAAGTCCGAACGGTTGGGTATTCCACGATGCACGTTGGGCCGCAAATGGTTATGCAACAACAGCAGGAACACTTCCGCAGTTATTAGTCAGTGACTTTGTTGATCCAGATGCTCCAGATCCAGGTTTATATCCACGTGGTACACGCTTATGGAACCTACGCCGTTCTGGGTACAATGTAAAACAATACATTGCAAACTATATCAATGTTAATGACAATAACGGTGTTAACATTCGTACAGGTGATCCAATGGACGGATCAAATGCAACAGTAATATACAATACAGCACGTTGGGTATCAGTAAGTCCTAACAACGCAGACGGTTCAGGCGCATTTGGTCGTCATGCACAGCGCGGCTTTGTTGTTAAGTCATTCAAAGCGTTGATTGATACTACTGATGCATTGAAAGATACAGATACATTGGTATTCAACCTAATGGCTTGCCCAGGATATCCTGAAGCAATTACAAACATGGTTGCATTAAACGGTGATCGCGCTCAAACAGCGTTTATTATCGGTGATACACCATTCCGCTTGAAAGCAACTGGTACAGAGATTCAAGCATACGGTAGCAATGCCGCGAAAGCAGTAGACAACGGCGAAGCTGGAGCAGTAACACGCGACGACTACACCGCATTGTTCTATCCAAGTGGTTATGCAAACGACAATGCAGGAAACTATATTGTTGTTCCGCCAAGCCACATGATGCTACGCACATTTATCAACAGTGATTCTAAATCATACCAGTGGTTCGCTCCAGCAGGTGTACGCCGTGGTACTGTAGATAATGCCTCATCAGTTGGTTACATCAATGCTGAAGGTGACTTTGTTCCGTCAGCATTACCACAAGGTATACGTGATGTAATGTCGTTACAAACTGTTAGAATTAACCCGATCGCCACATTAAATGGTTCTGGTATTTTAAACTTTGGTAACTACAGCAGAAGCAACAGTACAAGTGCGCTAGATCGTATTAACGTATCTCGTTTAGTAGCTTATGTACGTCGTCAGTTAGATCTAATTGTTCGTCCATACTTGTTCGAACCAAATGATCAGTTAACACGTAACGAAGTTAAGAACGCAGTTGAAAGTTTCTTATTAGAGTTGGTTGGACAACGTGCCCTATATGACTTTATCGTTGTATGCGACACAAGCAATAACACCACGGCACGTATTGATCGTTCTGAATTATGGGTTGATATTGCGATAGAACCAGTTAAAGCAGTTGAATTTATTTACATTCCAGTTCGCTTGCTAAACACCGGCGCAATTAAATCAGGAAACTATGGCCAGGTATCAACGGGCTAATGGGAATGGTAAATAACATAGAACAAGGAGCATATTAAATGGCTATTGCAAGTTTAAGTAAATTATCTGTACCACTACCCCCAGGTCAAAGTTCAACGAGCCAAGGCTTGTTGATGCCGAAGCTAAAGTACAGATTTCGTGTAACATTAGAAAACTTTGGAGTATCAAAACCTACTTCAGAAATGACTAAACAAGTCGTAACTGTTGGTCGTCCTAACTTGAGTTTTGACGAAGTTGAACTACATGTTTATAACAGCCGTGTAAAATACGCTGGTAAGCATAAGTGGGAAGACATCCAATTGGTTGTACGTGATGACGTTACGGGTGCTGTCAGCAGATTAGTTGGTGAGCAATTACAGAAACAATTTGACTTCTTTGAACAAGCAGTCGCGGCTTCTGGTATTGATTATAAATTTACTACCAAGATTGAAATTCTTGACGGTGGTAACGGGGCATATACTCCTAACGTATTAGAAACATTTGAATTGTTAGGTTGCTATGTGAAACAGGCACAATACCAACAAGGCGATTACAGTTCTTCAGATGCTATGGATATCACATTATCAATTGCTTACGATAACGCAATCCAAACAGACGTTACTGGTAACCCAATTGGTATTGGTGTAGCAGTTGGACGTACACTAGGTACATTGGCTACAGGCTAATCTATCAGTAAAATACAAAAACCTGGATTTACCTCCAGGTTTTTTTACGACTAAATATTCATATGCCATCCATAGTTGAATATCTCTCAGGTTTTACAAATCAAGGTAACATGCATGATTTCCAACATGCAAGTCGCTTATATCTCGACGACAACTTCGCCCTCGCTCCAAAAACAAGCTGGATCTATTACGTAGTGTTTTCAATTAATCCCGCCGCTATATCAGAAGTACAGTGGAATGAACTGAAGCGGGGATATGAAGCAGGTATGTTAGTTAAAGCCTGCGACTTACCTAAATTTAAAATTCAAGTTGAAACACTAAATCAATATAATAGAAAAACACTGATACAACAAAAAATTAGTTACGAACCTATATCAATGACATTCCATGATGATATGAGTAACGTTACAAACAGCTTGTGGGTAAACTATTTTAGATACTACTATAGAGATACCTGGTGGGGACAAGCAGTAAAAACAAATAGTCAATTTGGTGCAGGTGATAAAACAAAATCAAACTACGGAAATACAAAGTACCAAACAGGACCCTCTCTTAAAGATGCAACTGGCCGACCAGGTGGCGCAGGAAAATTTGGTCTAAATAATAATCAAAGTGTTCCGTTTTTTAATGCTATAACAATATATCAATTAAATGCAAAACGTTTTACGAGCTATGTCTTAGTAAATCCATTGATTGAGAGTTGGGAACACGACCAACTTGATCAGTCATCAGGTAATAAGTTTGCACAGAGTAGATGTTTACTAGGATACGAGACTGTATTCTATGGCGAAGGCCGAGTGTCAAGAGATAACCCATCGGGATTTGCAACATTCCATTACGATCTAACTCCTAGCCCGTTAAGCATTGCAGGTGGGGGCAACTCAACTATATTTGGACCGGGCGGTATTTTATCAGGTACACAAGATTTGTTTGGAACCACTGATAAGTTATTAAGCGGCAACTCAATTAGCTCACTAGGCTCTATTGTTGGTGTAGGAA